AACGGAGCTCAAGGCAACCAAGGTTTTCAAGGGTTTCAAGGTGCTGCTGGAAATAATGGAGCCCAAGGTAACCAAGGTGATGCGGGTAGCAACGGAGCCCAAGGAAATCAAGGTGATGACGGAGCGCAAGGGAATCAGGGCGCTAACGGAGCTCAAGGTAATCAAGGCGTTCAAGGAGTTCAAGGTCCGCCAGATGGTGATCAGGGCTACCAAGGGTTTCAAGGTGTTAGTGGTTTTGTAAGTGGTTCGATAGATTATGGAGAATTTTTTGACGCTGGAGATTCTAGTACGATAGCTTTAACAACCTCTTACACGGGGTGGAATACTGGAGAGGTTGGAGAGCTAAGAAATATTACTTTTACCTCTGGAACTGGCTCTGATCCCGATATTCTTAATTTGGCTTCCGATGGTGTTTATAAGATAGCTGCTGCATTTTCAGTTTCATCCCAAAACGCTAATGTAACTGTTAGAGCGGGGGTTTCTGTAAACGGCGCAGTTAACGTTGCAACAGAAGTAGATAGATCGTTTCAAAACACTGGCTCTGGAGGCTCTTTTAGTATAATAAAACTTTTAGATTTATCTAGCGGTGATGCTATTGGTGTGAAAATGAAAACCTTGGCAGGTACTGCTACTTTAGACATAGAAAGCATAACATTTACTATAACTAAAGTTCTTGGTCTTGGAGAGCAGGGGTATCAGGGGTACCAAGGGACTGCGGGTAGCAATGGTTCCAACGGAGCCCAAGGCAACCAAGGTGACGCGGGTAGCAACGGAGCCCAAGGCAACCAAGGTGACGCGGGTAGCAACGGAGCTCAAGGTAATCAAGGTGACGCGGGTAATAACGGAGCCCAAGGTAATCAAGGTGACGCGGGTAATAACGGAGCCCAAGGTAATCAAGGTGACGCGGGTAATAACGGAGCCCAAGGTAACCAAGGTGACGCGGGTAGCAACGGAGCTCAAGGTAACCAAGGTGACGCGGGTAGCAACGGAGCTCAAGGTAACCAAGGTGCTGCGGGTACTGGAGATCAAGGCGATCAAGGAGCTCAGGGTGCTGCTGGTAATGGAGACCAAGGCGATCAAGGAGCTCAGGGTGCTGCGGGTGCTGGAGACCAAGGCGATCAAGGGGCTCAGGGTGCTGCTGGTAATGGAGACCAAGGCGATCAAGGCGATCAAGGAGCTCAGGGTGCTGCGGGTACTGGAGATCAAGGCGATCAAGGAGCTCAGGGTGCTGCGGGTGCTGGAGACCAAGGCGATCAAGGTGCTGCTGGAAGCAATGGTTCCAACGGAGCCCAAGGCAACCAAGGTGACGCGGGTAACAACGGAGCCCAAGGCAACCAAGGTGACGCGGGTAACAACGGAGCCCAAGGCAACCAAGGTGACGCGGGTAATAACGGAGCCCAAGGCAACCAAGGTGACGCGGGTAATAACGGAGCCCAAGGCAATCAAGGAAATCAAGGCGCATCAGCAACAATCAATAATGCAGCAGAAAATAGGTTAACTACTGTTGCCGCGACAACTACACAGCTTGATGCCGAAGCTAATTTAACTTTCTCTAGCAACCTTTTAAATTTAACTGGTAATTTACACACCAGCGTTCATGACTACGGTACAACAGCAAACATTGATGTTGACTTTGATGAAGACGCATTACAAAAAGTTCTTTTAAATGGGGCTCCAGTAATTGATACGGCTGCGGCAAATAAAGGAGCGGGTAAAACTATTATAATTAGGATTACTTGCGATAGCTCTAACAGGGCTTTCACGTGGAATAGTAGCTGGAAATTTGTGGGTGAAAAACCAACTAGTATAGCTGCCAACAAAATAGCAATATTAAGTATGACTTGTTTCGGAACTAACGAAACAGACATAGTATGTAGTTATGCTGTGCAGGATTAATCATGTCGGTTCCTATCCACAAAACAGGTCTTAACAAGACACTGGGGCAAAAATCTTCTGCGATTGTATCCACTAATTTAATTGGTAATTTTGTTCCAAGTTTAGGTATAGCATCAAGTAGCTGGACAAATCAAGCTGCTAGTAATGCGCTTAGAAGGTACAATGGAATAACTTATAATTCTTCAAGTCCTCAAAATTTTGAGTTTGACGGAACTGACGATTATTTAGGAGAAGCATCAAGTGGTTACGGAGGTACTGCATTTACTATACCTTTTAAAGACGCTTATACTTTTGGTCAATGGATGTTTATACCAAGTAGTTTTGGTGGCGGTAGTAATCATTATATTCTTGAGCTTAAAGACTCCAGTATAAACCATATAGCAGTTGAGATTTCTTCTGACTCAATGAGGGTAAGGAGTCGTACAGGTTCTGGAAATGCTGACCCAGTATCCTTTACTCCAGATTACAATTTTATTCTCGGTAAAAACAAATGGATTTATGCGACTGTTACTCACGATGGTAACGGCGGTTATAAAATGTATTTAAATGGAAAATTCATAGGGGTAGTAAATGCTTTTTATGCGCCGAGCGGTGGTCCAAACGTGCCACTAAAAGTCGGAAGATATAACAACAGTTATAGTGTTGCTGGTGTAAAGGTAGGGCATATTCATGTTTATAGTTCTGAGTTGACTGCCTCACAGATAAGGCAAAACTTTTTAGCGTCCTACTCCATAAACAATACTCGATTATATGGTGACGTAACGATGTACACAGAATAAAATGAACAAAACCTACGTTATAGTTCCAGCGAATAAACTTGATTGGGTACGTTTTGATCAGGTATTTCAAACTGGTCCAGAGTCACTTCGTTATTCTTTGGATAATAAGTTTTTTATTTTAAAATATACTGGCGATCAGCCTGAATTTTGCTATAATATTACTGGAGATTTAATAGGTCTACAAGAATACAGTCACCAAGAGGTCATAAAAATATTAGAAGGCCCAGAATGGAGCAGCCTCGATTAAAAATTAAAGATAAAGAACTAGGTTTAAGAGACTTAGGAGGTAATTTATTTGAACCAAAAAATATTAATATATTAGAAGGTTTATTTACAAATAATCTTAGCGTAGATTACAACCCAAAAAAGTTTTGGTTAGAAAACTTACCCCCCAAGCACGAGCCTCAAACATACCATAAAATACAAAGCTTTTGTTTTGTTGTCACAGATAATCTCAAAGATGAAGCTGAAGTTTTACTAAAAACTCTAAGGCTTTTTCACGAAGAGCCTGTTTACATTATTTGTGATAAAGCCAGTAGGACTTTCTTGAACAGAATGAAAGTAACCGACAATGTTAAATTTAAAACAACCGCAGAAAAAGAGCATTTAGACGATATACAAAAAAAAGTTTTTGAAGGTCATTCTTGTATAGCTAACGACGTTCACGACGCGCCTTCCATATTAAAAAAGATGGAGGTTATGGATTTCGCATTAAAGCACCACGATAATACTTTTTTTCTAGATACAGATATTATAGTTTTAGATAGCTTGCAAGAATACTTTACTGCGGAAGTTGTTTTGTCACCTCATCATTACCCAACGGAAAACCAACACAAGGGCTTTGAGTTTGGTTTTTACAACGCTGGATATTTATTTTGTGCAAATAAAGGATTTCCAAAATTTTGGAGACATTTGTATTTGACTGATTCAAGTTTTTTTGAGCAGGAGTGCATGAATAGAATATCCGATCACTATAAAATACAAACATTCGGCAAAGATCATAACGTAGGATTTTGGAGGGATGAAAATTTACCACTTAAAGCCAAATCTGTTCATACACATATAAGTGAATTAGGTAGCGCAGGTAGAGGGTTAAGTCTAATAGCTTTAAATAAAAAAACCAAAGATTACGCTTTAGCCCAAGCAAAAAACAGCCCAATTATAAATAGCCATATAAGAAAACACTACAATCCTGATTGCAACAAAAAGTTAGCATTCATACACTATGGCAAAGCTGCTGGAGTCTATACCCAGCATTATATAAGAGAACATGTTTTCCCGAATATAAAACATTTTAATTCTTGGTGGGATTTTAACTACATCAACAAAAGAGCTTTAAATAGAGATTGGACGCAAGAAGAGTTATTGAAAATAGCTGAAGAAGACGTAGAAGAAGCGTTGACGCATAATCATCACATAAATTGGACTAAGGAATCTGTTAAGAAATTTAACGATCACGGCTGGTTAACTTTTATGTTCATAAGAAACCCTAAAGATATAATGTGCTCTTTATATTTTTGGGCGAAAGGCCAGTGGGATAAATGGGAAAGAGAAGACAAAAGTACTCAAGATTTGAGAGAGCCTTTGAAGAAACAGTTGATAAGAATATCTGGACAGAACAATCCGCACAATATTAATTTAAATAATTTTATTCGCGGTATGCTCAGTGGCAAAGGAGCGCAACGTTTATGGGGTTTACCTGATTACGTAGATGACGTACAGCACGTTGCAAAATTTAACAACAAAAATTTTGGCTCGTTTTTATTAAATAACTTTCAACACATGTATATCCCCCAAAAGAAAGAAAATGCTTCTCAGAATGAGGGATATAAAACTTATTTAGATAGAGGCGAAATTTCTGAGGAGACTCATAATATGTTAGAAGGTCATCCAGAGTACAAAAGATATTTAAAATACTTATGAACTCGGATGATTTAAAAAAACATATGCAGCCGCACTTTGAAATTTTTGAAGGTTTGGATGTATATTTCTGGATTGCTGGAGGCTCAATAAAAGATTTTTTCATTAGTAAAAAGCCGAAAGATTATGACTTTTTCTTTACTAGTCACGAAGATAGAGAAATAGCCCAAAAAAGACTACTGGAATCTGGAGCACAAAAAGTTAAAGATTTACCGCGAGGAGAGAAATACATATACAAAGATAATTACTATGACATGCTTTGCTGGTCTGGTTCTGATGAATCTTTAGCCAATGCTAAAACTCCTGAAGAAATGATTAAATTATTTGATTTTACGATAGGAATGGCTGCTTTAGATAATAAAGGAAAATTTGTTTGTCATTCTGACTTCGAAAATCATATAAAAAGCAAAATCTTAGTAAGGAACCCTATCCAAGACAGACATCCGAGAGTCAACAATAGGAGATTATTAAAGTATATAAAAGAAGGCTTTACTATAGACAACGAAAACCTACTAAAATGGCTCGAAGACCAAGAAGCAACATTTGAATACAGGTGCAATATAAATAAAAATAAAACAAAATAACCGAATAAAAAGTGTAATATGTTAATATGAAGGTTGTTGATATATCAGATGCGATTTATAGGGATTTAGGAGAACCGAGTAGCCTTAGCATTCCCGCTATCGCTTTCTGGATAAGAGAGAATGTTGGCTCTCTAAACAACGCTATTAATACTGATTTTTCTGTAAATTCTACTTCTTTAGAAATACAAAGAGAAATAAATGGAGTAGCCACTAACATTGGCATTGACGAAGCTTCAATTCTTAAAAAAATGTACACGGTACATTACTATGACACTAAAATCAGAGCAAGTGTTGTAGGTGTAGAAACTGATTCGGTTGTAGAGGTAAGTTCTGACGGAATGAGGGTAAGAAAAACTTCAAAAACCGACATTATCAGAAATTTAACCAGCGTAAAACGTTTAGAAACTGAAGAGTTGAATAGAATGGTAGCTTACTACAAAGTTCACAAAGCGGTTCCGAGGCAAGTCGCTGGTGACGACACCACCGAAGGTTTCTACAACGGTGGCTATGGATCGGCTGGGATAAACTATAATAGAATAGATATCTGATAATGAGTTTCATTTCAAATTCCATTATAAATGTCACGCCCTTTACAGGAGCTTATCAAGACTTTTTTGACTATTTTAAAAAAGAAGTTCTCGTTTATAAAGAACCCCAAAAGACTGTGGCTGATGTTGATTTAAGTTTTTTATATGGGTACGGAACAGATTCAAATGGTGATAATTATAGCTTCACTCCAGTTTCAGGTGTTTTTTCTGGTTTAATTGTTTACGGCACCAACAGAGACGATCAGGATTTGCAGCAAGCAAACATAAGGCTACCTGATGATGCGGTAAAATTGAAAGTTGAAAAAACAGCTAGGGACTACATAAATAATGGAAGAACTGAATCTTTAGAATTTGATGGGAAAAAATTCTTTGTTAAAAGTTCAGACACAAAAGAAGTATTCTTAAATAGAAATTATTATGTTTATATATTAGCGGAAGCGGATTAATATGGCTAAAAAAGTAAACATGTCAATTTTCAACAAAAAGCTCGCTAATAATAGGGTTTATAAATCTGAAATTAAAAAAAGAGCTTCTGAAAAAGTTGAATCATCGAAAGCTTTGCTTTTGAGCGAATTTAAAGCTCATCCAGTTACGAGAGAAATAGAAGGTGGTGCAAGCTCACCAAATATAAGCAATACTTTAGGCGGTTACGGCAATTTATACAGTTTTATAGGTTTTCCAGCGGGAAGCAGACCCACAAAAATAGTAGAAAATTTACTAAACACAATAAAAACTGGTAAAATAACTAAATCTATTCCGTCTAGAAGCAAACTAACAGTCGAAGTAGAAATACAAATACCAACACGGGAAGCTTTTTATAGAGCAACACCTTTACCATTTGAAAGTGCGAGAAGTTGGTTGTATGGTATAGAAAGCGGTATTTCTGGGTTTGGAAGTTACTTTTATAAGAAATGGCAACGCTCTAGATCGGGTAATGCATTTCAAGCTGATAAAAGAGTTAGAGGTGGGTCATTTAAAAATACCAGTTATTTTTCCGCTATGTTATTAGCGTTTACAAAAAGAATTAGATAAACATGAAAGCTCAATTCGACAACAGGGTAATGAGCAGTCTACTTTTATTCGTAGACCATAAATTACTTGAACACGGAGACGCTTTTGATAACCACTCTAGTTATTTTTCAAAGACCACTCAAACTTACGCTAATTATTACAATTATTCAGCCCCATTCAAGCAGCTAGTTTCTGACGTGTCAATCACTGGCGCAGACGTAATGACAGGCGTTTATTTAGATAATACTTTTATTATACCTGGTCAAAGCGGCTTGAATTCAATAGATTACATAAATGGTCAAGTTAATTTTACGAGTGAAATCACTGGAAGCAATAGAATAAGTGGTGATTATTCAGTTAAAGAATTTAATGTTTATTTGACTACACTTTCTGAAGAGGAAATTCTTTTTGAAAGTAAATACCATGTAAAACCAAAAACCCATCAGGATACCACTGGTTTAGCGCCAGATTCTCAAACTTTTCCAGCCGTTTTTGTTAAAAATGTATCGAGTGAAAATGTCCCATTCTCATTCGGGGGAACAGATCAAACAAATTTCAATGCAAGATTGATAGTTTTAGCTGATTCTGCGTATAATTTAGATGCTGCATGTAGCATTCTTAAAGATGTGGTTAAAAGTAATGTTTATTTTATTCAAGATGAGCTACCTTTTAACGCTTTGGGGGCTTATACTGGAGTAGCGTATAATTATACAGGTTTAGCAACTGGTTCAGAAGGTGATGGAAATGCGATATTTTTAAATAATGCTTTAGTATCTAAAAATGTAGCAGGTTTAAATGCTTACAATAAAATTAACCCTCAAATGCACACTGCATTTATCGATTATGAGCTAATAATAGCAAGAAGACCGAGGCAATTTAATGATTAAATTGTTCTCATTATCAAAAATAAAATGTAATTATAAATAAGATCAGGAGATTTAAATTATGGCTAGAAAAAGAATTATTTACCAGAGTCAGTCCGTTCGTGTCGAAGGTAACGGCATATCAAACGAAACCTGTAAAGGTGTGCAAAGTGTAAACTACGGACTTGATGTAACCCGCGAAGACGTACTTCAATTTGGTGACTTGGGCGCTGTAGATAGAATTATCTTAGAAGCTCCAGTTGCTAATCTGGAAACCACTATGTACGTTGGCGGTCTTCCCGCTCAGGTTTTAGGCGAACTACTCGGTGCTGCCATATCTGGTACAAACGTTGATTGTTTGGTCGGCTTAGATAACACCGAAGGTGAAGATTATGACGGTTCAGACGCTACAATTCAATTGGTTAGCGGTTCGCTTACGTCAATGAGCGCTGAAGCAAGTGTCGGAGCTATTCCTACGATGACCTTGGGCTTCGAAGGAACAGATTTGAGCTACACGACAAATGCTGTTACTGCGCCCGCCACTGATATCGATGTCGCCACTCAGTCTGGTGTAGTTGTTGATTTCAGTGAAATAACTACTGATACTACTGGTCATTATGTTCATCCGCAAAGCGCCACTGTAAGTTTTGACTTGGGTGTAGAAGGTTTGCAGGAACTGGCATTTAAGGATTCTGCTGGCATTCAAACTGATCAAAACAATAAATTCCAATACGCTCGTGTGCCAAGTTTCCCAGCTACGGCTACCTTGGAATTAGAAGCGTTTGCTGTAGACAGAGGTATGTCTATGGCGTTGTCGGATTTGTCACAAAAAGCCAGTGACGGCACAGCGGGTCAGGCAGGTAGCGGTGCTTTTTGTAACGTTGCTGTTGATTTTGGAGCTACTAGATTCAAGCTGCAAAGTGGTACATTAGACGCGGTGAGCTTTAGTAACTCAATCGGTGACACCGCTGCGACATGTAACGCAACCTTCTCATGCTCAATCGGTGGAGCGGGTTCAAAAAGCCAGTTAATCATCGCAAGCGTTTAAAAATTAACAAATCTCCTACCAGTCCCCCTCTTCGGAGGGGGATTTTTTTTGTTTTTTTATTAAAAAGGTGTATATTAAATCAAGGTAAAAGGTTATGGCTAAAGGAAATTCTTCAAACGAAGAAAAGCTAAAAGAATATTTAGTTTTTCAAATTCATAGGAATATTGTAAACCTTTACAAAAATCATCTTACTCTTTTGGAAGACGTAAGCGTCGAGCACAATCAAATGATGGATAAGTTAAAAAATCATGTAGCACAAGAAACTCTTGACGACGTTGACTATCTATCCGAAAAGAAATATAATTACTTCAGAAAAAAAACGTTAGATATCGGAAACGAAGCCATCAGAGAATTTGAAAGAAGTATTGAAAATCTAAAAATAACTTTAAAATAGGAACAAGGAAAATATGAGCAAAAACAGTAAATGGATGTATCACTTCAAGGTTTCAAGAACCGTAGAAGAGGAAATCGAAATCGATCCAGTAATTAAAGACGGTGAAGAAATCAAGCAGTTTAAAAAGATTAAAAAAGACAAGCCTGTAAAGTGCGCGATTCTTAAACCAACGAGAAGTTTATATGAAGATGGCGAGCTTTTTTACTCGGTTGAGTTGTCTAAGTACATTCAAGCTGGAATGTTAACGAAAACTCTGCTGGCCAAAAGGTTTGCTAATGACGGAGGTACTTTAACTGACGCCGATCAAGAAAAGTATTCTAAGCTTTATTCTCTTCTTCATGAAAAGGAGCAAGAAGTTCAAAGAATACAATTAGATACTGAAAACGCAAAAAAGAGAGCAAAAAAATTACAAGATTTAATTTTAGAAATCACCTCTATAAGACAACAGCTTGTTGAATTTGAAAGCATTCAGTCTTCTTTGTTTGATCAAACCGCAGAACACAAAGCTAGAAATAGAACCATTCTTTGGTGGACTTTAAATTTAGCTTACATTAAAGAAGACGGAGACGAAGACTTTAAGTCTGTTTTCGATGGTGAAACTTTTGAAAACAAATTAAATTCTTACGACGAAATCGAGGAAGGCGAAGAATACAGCGAAGGTGGAGAAAAACAGCACTTTAGCATTGCGGTTAAAAAGTTCGCTTATTTTATATCTTTTTGGTATTCTGGACAGGCTACAGATAAAGAAGGTTTTGATGCTGCCGATGAATTATTGAAAGAAGTAGACATCTTTAATATCAATAACGAAGAAGAAAACCCAAGTCAAACCGACGATATTGTAGCCAAAGCTGTAGATTCTCAATACAAAGCAGAGCAAGAAGCTATCGCTGAAGAGCTAGAAGAGGAATTGGACTCTTTATCCGAAGAGGTTGAAGCCGCCAGAGAAGAAGAGTTGAAACAAGCAGCCGAATCTGATTCCGCCCCAGAAAAAGATTCTCAATAAAATTTTCTTGTGACTCCACAGGAAAAAAGTGAGTTTTGCCTACGATTATATAATGATATAATCAACGGTTACTCGACTTATCATATCGGCTCAAAAGAAGTTTACATAAAACACTTGAGAGATGTCGATTATGCATTTTTCGAGGAAAAGAAAAACTTATTTAAGAATATAGCTCTGGAAAGAGGTCTTCAAACTGAAAAAGATTTTTTCGAACTTTTAGACAAAACAGGAAACTGGTCAAATCAGGAAGAGGAAAACTATCAAAGACTTTCTAAAGAAATACAGAACTTAAATAAATCAAAAAGTAAAATATTTGTTGAGGCTCAAAGAAATATTATTGATTCTAGATTAAAAGAAAAAGAAAAACAATTCAAAGAAATAGAATTCAAAAGAAAGCAAATCAAAGTAAACACAGTAGAAGAATATGCTAATAGCAAAATTAATGATTTTATATTGTGTTATTCTTTTTATAAAACCCCTGACTTAAAAGAGTATTTGTTTGATTTTGAAGAGTATCAAGAAATACCAGTTGAAGATACTTATGTTTATACTAATTCTTATTATTTTGCATTAAATAAATTTAGTAGTCATAATATAAAAAGAGTTGCTCATAGTACTTTTTTCTTAAATACTTATCTTTTGTCGAAATCAAACCCTTTTTATTTTATGGGTAAAGCCATTAAAGATTTCACAACTTATCAATCAAACTTGTGCTCTTACGGAAATGGCTGCAAAAGTGTTTTAGAAAATTCTGATAATACCCCGCCAGAACTAGAAGATGTAGATGATATGATCGATTGGTTCGAGAGGGAGAGAGACATTATCAATAGAAAATATAAACAAAAACCATCTTCAAGCTCCCAAACAAGCTCTTCAGGTAAAACCACTGAAAGATTTGAAGGCGTCAGCTATACAGGCGCAACAAAAGAAGAGGTGGGTCAAATAGCCGCCTCAGAGCAAGCTAGACCAGTAAATTTTGTAGAAGCTGCCGAAAAACTTAAAAAAGAGCTTAAAAAAGACTCTTTGAGTGTTAGCGATATACTAAAAATACATCAATAATTTTTTTGAATTATTTCAAGAAAATAAAGTGTAATATTTAGTAGGAAAAAGGCTAAAAGGATGGCAGGACCAAGAATAACAGTTGATGTAGCGGGTAATACGAGACCTTTAGAGCGCGATATAAATAAGATCGCCAATAAAAAGGTTAATCTAACTCTTGATTCTAAAAATTTCTCTCAACCCCTTGGTAAGATAAAAGGTGACCTTGGGGAATTTGATAAATCTTTAGCGGCTTCTAACGCTCGTGTTTTAGCGTTTGGCGCTTCCGCTGGGGCCATTTATGCCGTTCAAAAAGCTTTATCTGAGACTGTAAGAGCCACTATAGAAGTAGAGAAATCCCTTGCTGAAGTAAATGTAATTTTAGGTACATCACAAAAGAAGCTCGCTGGATTTGGTAATGAACTTTTCAACATAGCCAAAAGAACTGGTAGATCATTTCAAGACGTAGCGATTGCTGGCGGCGAGCTTGCTCGTCAAGGTTTAGCTATGGAAGAAACCTTAAAGCGTACTTCCGATGCAATGGTCTTGGCTCGTTTAAGTGGCTTGGGTGTAGAAGAGTCGGTAAATGCTATCACCGCCGCTTTAAACGGTTTCAGAAATGCAGCTTTAGATTCTACTGCGGTTGTTGATAAACTAATCGCGGTTGACCAAGCATTTGCTGTTAGTGGTGCAGATTTAGCAGAAGCTTTGAGACGTGTAGGCAGTACCGCCGAAGGCGCTGGAGTTAGCTTAGATGAACTTTTGGGTATTGTAACAGCAGCGCAGCAAATTACCGCTCGTGGTGGTGCTGTAATCGGTAACTCGTTTAAAACTATTTTTACTCGTATTCAAAGACCTAGAGTATTAGAGGCTTTGGACGAGTTGGGTGTAAAAACAAAAAATGCATCGGGAGCAAATCTTTCAGCTATAAATGTTCTGAGAAATTTAGCTGGCACATTTGATACTTTAACTCAAGCGCAACAAGCCCAAATAGCTGAGTTGGTTGGTGGCGTTTTCCAGATCAACGTGTTAAAAGCTTCATTAAGTGATTTGGGTAGTCAATACTCAGTGTTTACAAACGCGACTGAAATAGCTGGAAGAGCAAGTGGGGAATCAGCGAGAAGAAACGCTGAGTTAAATAAAACTTTAGCGGCTGGCTTGAATGAAACGCTGCAAAATTTAACAAAACTTGGTGCAGCCGTTGGTAAGCTAACTTTAGAGCCAGCGATCAGAAACGTACTCGACATAGTAAATGCGATTACCGAAAAAATAAGCCTTGGTGACGCAGAAAGCAAAGGCGAAGGAATTGGTAAAGCTTTGCTGGGTGGTCTTGGTAAGTTTATATCTGGGCCAGGTTTAGCTTTGGCTGCTTCTGTTCTTTTCAAATTATTTAATGATTTAAGAAAATTTGCCGCAGACGCTTTTAGAACTTTCTCTGGTTTGAACGCTAGTTTCGCTCAACAGCAGCAACTTCAACAGGGTATAGTAAACATACTAAAAGAAAACCCTAAAGTTTTAGCTCAAATTCAACGAGGGGAAATCAGTGTAGACACTGCTGCAAAACAAATTTTAGGTTCTTATAAAGGCTTAAATGCTGAATTGATTCAAATGAACAATTTAGCGACTCAATTAGCGGGAAAAATGAGCCAAGCTGGAGCTTCCGTAAGAACGGTAGCTGGTGTCCAAACAATCGCCGCAGGTAAAAGGCCGAAAGCTTCTGGGTTTGTTCCTAATTTTGCCAATGGTGGAGAAGCCGCTGCTATGGCTCTCTCTGGAATGTACAGCGGCACTCAGGTAAATAACCCTAGAACAAGAAGAGGGAGAGTTTTTGATGGTCGAGGTGGCTCCTTCATGGCGACTTACAACGCTTACGAAAAGAAACAAGACGTTATTGGGCCAAATGGAAGAAAAGGAACTATTATAGCAAGCCCAGCTATGCAAGCTGCTGCCAGAGGGTTTATTCCTAACTTTGTAAAGTTAAACAAGAACGCTTCATTAGACGATGTAAAAAATGCTACAAGAGCGTCTGATTTAACTGGATTAGCCAATGCCAGTAAAGGTGGAGTTCTGCTGAAAGGAGGGATTTATGACGCCGCCAGAAAAAGAAGAGCGGAATTGCTGAAACAAAAGTCCACCTCTATAGACCTTAAAAATAGAGTTGGCATAATTACTACTAAAGGTAATTTGTCAGGAGGTGGCATTAGTTTGTCTACCAACCAAAAGGAAACGGCAAGTTTTGTAGGGGCGAAAACCACAAAGGGTGCGCCATTTAAACAAGTTAAAGGTTTATTCGTTAGAAGACCAAAGAATCTCAAAGGCGATGGTAAAATAGACGAAATAATAAGCTCAACTTTAAGAGGTCCGATTGCAAAAGCTATAAGTAGTGTAGGTAAACAACTTTTTTCTCCGAACGAAAGAGAGCTCCCTAATATAGCTAAAGTAAATAAATATTTACAGTCTAAAGCAGGACAAGAAAAACTTTCACTAACAGCAGGTAACATATTCGAGGACGCTATAAATGCTGGTATAGATTTAAAAGATAAAAGCGCTGGTCGCAGATGGGACTATACGAAAGGTGATTTTTCTCGCAAAGGTAAAATGCTGGGAGCCTTGGTAGGTAAAAACAATATCGCAGGATTTAAAGCTGCATCTGTTACAGACGCAAAATTGTCTTTTCCGCCAAGTAACATCTCAGAATTTAGAAGTAAACTTTTTAACACTAAAGACCCAATTATTGATCGGGCTATAAAAAATGCTTTTGCGACAAATAAAGCTGGCGGTTTTATCCCTAACTTCGCAAACCCATTAAACGATGCCGTAAAACGCGAAAATCAAGCTGGCGTTTCGAAAGGTGCAATACGTATTGGTCAAGACAGAAGATTAGCAACCAAAGGAAACCCTTTTGGATTAGCAGTTACAAATACTCGCGATGAACCTCGCGGTATAAAAGATGTTTTAGCTAGAGGGTATGTTCCTAATTTTGTATCTGGAACGGGGATTCAACAAACTAATTTTGCTAGTTTTGTTAAGCCTACTATACCGAATATTGAAACAAAAAATGTAAACGAATCCCTTAAAAATGTAAGCCAAAAAGCTGACGTTGCAAGCAGAGGTTTTGAGAAAATGTTTGCGGCTACAACGGCGCTGTCTCTTATAACTAGTGTTGCAGCGTCGGCCACTGAAGGAATGGGAGAAGAAGCCGCTAGAACAGCTAATAATATAAATGCTTTTACAAGCGGATTATCAATAGCGGCAATTGCAATAACAACTATTCCTGGTCCCGTTGGAATTGCCGTTGGGGCAATAGCTGGACTAGCATCAGCAGCATTTCAGTTTCAAACTGCTTTAACTGAGGGTAGCTCGAAGATGAAAGCGTATGGATCAGCGCTAGACGCTGCCGCTGTGAGATTGCAAGAACAAGGAAACAATATACAACAAACTCAACAAGCTCTTTCGAGTTTAACAGATGCGCTATCGGCTGGTGACGCAGAACAAGTTCAAGCCGCTCAAGCGAAATACGCTAAAGCCTTATCTAAATTACCTGCTGAGTTAAGAAGTAAATTATTACGAGAGCAAGATTCTACAAAAAGACAACAAATATTAGGAGAAGCCGCTGGAAAAGTTGGCAAAGACACCGCCGCCAATCAAGAAGCTAAAAAAACAAACGAATTATTACAAAAGCAATTTGAAAAGCAAGCTAAACAAGACAAGCAAGAGACTATATTAACATCTTTAAAGTACATCACAGGGATATTAGTTGCTTGGTTTGCGTTTTCAAAACTAAAGGGTAAAGGAATTGTTGCTGGGGCAATGACAGCCGCAACGGGCGCTACTGCCGTAGCGGGCACCGCGTCTGCGGTGGCAGGTGGTGGGGTGTTTGCAGGGCTCACTGTTGCGGGTTTATCTGTCGTAAAAATGTTTGGAGCATTATTAATGGGTCTAAAGCTTGGTGTAGTATTGTTTGCTAAACTAGCAGCCATTGTAGGTGTAGTCTATGCGGCGCTTGTTGGTCTTGGGGCCATTGTTAAATTTGGGGCTGAGAAGCTTCAAGTAGTATCAAAGGCGGCGGAGACATTGGGTTTTGGCTCTTCGAAGCTTACAAGCGCTCTTGGGCGAGCAGCTTCCGCAGCGGATAAATTTATAGGCGCACTTACTTTTAGAGGGTTTCGCCAATCACGAAAAGAAGCTAAAGAAATCGCAAAACGAGAATCCTCAGAAAGATATGGAATAAGTGCGGAAGACGTTGAGGAAGGAAGGGGGATAAGTGCCGAAGGTGTAAAACAAAGAAAGTCAGACGCCAAATCCATAGTTGACGCTCTTGGCCGCCAACTTACAGACGATGAACAGGAAAAAATAAGAAGGGCTGGTCTAGCAGATTTAAAAACGGGTGGCACTGAACAGTTACAAAAAACTTTACAAGAACTTGGTTTAACGGCTGAACAAGCTGGTTCTTTCGTTGAAGGCGCTGGTAGTCAAGTTTACGCATTAGCTTTAGATGTAAGTAATTTATCAAAAGAAGCCGCAGAAGCAGCCGCTCAAACCGCTAGACTTCAAGCGGCTTTAGATGCTCAAGCCGCCGCAGCAAACGCTGCACAAGCTGCTATAGCACAAGCCTCTTCAAGAAATTTAGAATTTGTAAAATCAATACAACTTTTTGCAACAAACGTACAAAAAGCAAAAAGAAGGCAAAAAGAATTTACAAAAGAATTAACCCTCGCGGGTGTAAAAGGTGGAGCTCAATTAGCAAAACAATTCCAAACATCTTTTCAAAGCACAAAATTAGAAGGTGATATCGCTCAGTTAGAAATAAATCAAAAAGCTGGCGTAAAGCAAGAGCAGTTAAGAGTAAAAGGTAGCAAAGAAATATTCGATGCTGTAAGTAAATTTGGTCCCGTTGCAAAAGCTTTAGAGGCCGCTGGTCAAGGAGGAGCAGGTGGTGCCGCCGCTCAAACATTATTCGCAAATTTAGGAAACGCTTTAATTCAAACAAGCGCACAAGGCGGGGGCGCAACAGCGCAAGCTTTACAGGACGTGATCAATCAAGCAACTGGAAAAGGTGGAGCGCTTGAAGGTCAAAAAATTGACATAGCAAATATAGACGGAATACAAAGCTTACTAACCCAACAACTTGGCGAAATGGCCAAAGCCGAGCAAACTCGACTAGAACAATTGAGAATGCAAGGTTTACAAACAAGACTTGCTCAAGCTCAAAATAAAATCGATCAAGAGTTAAAAGCTGGCGGCGGAATAAAAGCCTTTCTTAATCCAAAACAGCTTGATGAAATGGAAAGCGGGTTTAATAATGCTGTTAAAGGATTCAGGCAAGCTAGTGGTAGAGGAGACTCAGTTAAAACTGGTCAATTCGCTGGACAACTTTTAAGTAATTTAAACGAATTTATTGGCACAGAAATGATGGGCCAAGGTGCAGAAGGGTTAAAAGATTTGGTCCAATCTGGTTTAGAGCAAAGCCTAAGAGGAAGAGCTATGGCTAGAGCAGCGGTGTTAGAGCAAGCTGCAAGTGAAACTGGTAATCAAGATTTAGCGAGAGCAGCGGAAGTATTGAGAAATCAAGACTATGGTAGTATCGCCGCCACACAAGTAGCGGCAGAATTCAAACGTCAAAAAATGCCCGACAACATCGAAAGCTTGCTTGGCCTCCAGCAACAGCTTAATGTGATGCAACAAGAGGACGTGATAGCAAACCAACTAACGGCTCAAAACACGGCACAAATGCTTGAAGAGCTATCAGGCGGCAAATTTGCCGAAGCAGCAGCGAATGTAGTAGCTAATATACCTTTGGGTGACGCCTTGCAAGATACTGAAGAGGGAATCGCGGCGATGACAAGGGCCATGATAGCAATCCCAGCGGCGATAGCAACAGAATTCGCGAATATTGAAAAGGCTAAAGAGATAAAAGATTTGCAAACGCAGAGAGGTGAAAAAGCCGTCGAGCTTGACGAATTAATAAAAAAAGCCCAAGAAGACGGACAAATAACTCTTGAAGAAGCGAAAGCCATAGAAAAACTAACATCAGAAATTCAAGGCATAGACGTTAAGTCTGGAAATTTGTTAGGTAGCTTATCTGAGGCTACATTAAAAAGTTTCGACCCTGCTACAGCAGCGATGATAAACGAAAGAGCTAGAATTGGTGGAGTAGCGGTAACCGCTGGGGGACAAATTGATCCAACTGCACTTTCACCCGATGAAATAAAAGCTTTAGGACCGTTGTTTGGGGCTGCTGTTCAGCAATTGCAGGATATTCGTGATAACTTCAATGTAAATAACTTAGCAGAAGATGGCGTTGAAACAACAGACACCCAACGCGCTTTTGGAAGGTTAAGAAATCTAAGACAGGCTGCGATAAATAGGCTTCAGGGGACGGGTGGAGCGAATGAAGCTAGAGAATTTTTAATGGATCAAGTTAGAACCGTTCAGCGTGGAATTGCCTCTGGAACGGCTGATAGAGAGAACGCGGCTTTACAGTTGCAAGGGTTGCAGGAGCTACTAAACAGACTGGAGCAAGGTAAGCTAGGCTCACAAGCGACATCTGGTGAAGAGTTTCAGAATCAGTTGTTAGCTTTATTAGATAGTCAGACTGTTAATAACAGTATACAAATAGTAATTGATCCAAAAATTGCAGTTGGTGGCGCTCCAGAGGTGATAAGTCTTCAAGCCGACGTAAATAAACTTAAACAACAGTTAGGTGCTGGAGCCGCTGGCGCAAATGGGCCAAGAGCTACAACAGTTAATATTCCTAGCTCGTCATTGCCCCTCGCTGGTACGAATAGATAAAAATAATAAATGAATTTCACTAACGCATATATTTTAGGAATTCAAAGAAGAAGCGACTACTTTGGTGAAAGAACCGCAAATTACAGAACTGTAGACACAATTTCTGTAGAGGGGTACATAGACGTTCGCGCCTCTAACACAGACTTAAAGGGTGTAAGACAAGCTATACAACAAATAGACAATTATGTTGCAGCAGCTTCAAGTTCGTCTTCTATAATGGAGGCGATAACAATAAACGAAACTGGCTTTGGCACGGGTCGAATAGTCTCGTTAGATTTTCCAGCTTCAAGCGCTACAGATGAAGATCAAATAAGAATCGGTAAATACACCGCAGAAATAGAAGTATACAACAGCGGTGACATCAGAAGTACTTTCGAGTCTCAAACAAGAAGCTTAACGCTCGTAAGCGCAGATGATTCAACAGACGTTTTTACAAAATCTAATCATAATTTATTAGATGGCGTAGAAGTTGAAATCACTGCAATGACGGGAACAGGTCCAAGTTTAAATACTAGGTACTATGTAGATGTAACTAGCGAAAACAATTTTCAATTATACGAAGACCCATCGAGAACCTCTTTAGTAGATGTTACATCTGATCCATTCACTGCTAATTTTTTAGTATATTATACAGTTCCTTTTCCTCAGTTTTTAGATAATATTTCAGAAGATTTTTCTTACAGTTTATCGGAAGATAATACTTACGAATTAAATCACTCACTAAGCATAACATATATATCTGGTATTGAAGCTGGCGGCTCTGCAATTGATCCAATATCAACGTCTAAAACATTAGCAGGTATTTTATTTGATCAAACACCAACTCAATTTTCCACTGTTATAGATAATTCATATGGAAGTATTTCTGTTGCATCTAGAAAATACACAAATGAAACCTATAATTTGATTGATGGAAGTTGTGATTTTGACAGAAGGTTAGTTTTACTTCCAAGTGGTAAGTCTACATACTCTTTGAGAGTCTCTAATTCTTTTTCTTTCGACGAAGGAGGAATAGTTACGGTAAGTGAAAATGGAGAAATAGAACCAAGGTCAGCGGACTTTTTGACAGAAGCAATTTCAGCTTTAGATACTGAGATAGGCAATTCTTACGATAGATGCAATACAGTATATACATCTTACAAAAATTATTTAGGCACAAACGCTGGCTCATTAAATAATAGAGCAGTTTCAACAAGTAAAAATGTAAACAATAGCTCCGCTAAATCAAGTTATAGCGTTCAGTATACAGACGATAAATCGTTTAAAAATCTTACTTTCCTAGAAGAAAGAACCACGCAATTATCTGAATCAGATAACATTGTCACAGTCAATGAAAACGGTACAATAACTTCGGTTAATTTTAAAGACACTGAGTTTGATTCTCTTTCTTTGATTCCATCTAGGTCAGACGTAAAAACAAGATGTCAATCTTTTTATACTTTAAACGATAAAACAAATACTTTAAAAAATTTAAGTAACAAGTTTACTGTTCCTAAATACGGAAAACAGTTATCTTATGAATATAGTTTCACGGATGATCCAGATGTTTTTGATAATGGTACATTCGCCAGAAGAAAAGTAACTATAGACGATAAAATCGGAACGCCAAATCAAGCTGCTTTTATCGTACCAAATGTAACAGATCAAATATTGCACACGCCAGAGCAAACATCGTTAGGCACAAGAAGCGTTAAAATGGAAGGTCAATTAAGAAGAGCTCAGTTTACAAACAATTTAAATGAAAGACCCAACCCGACTTCTGCTATTAACACATCCAAAAGCGATATGCTTCAGCAAGCTTATTCAGTATACGCAAACAATAATCAAATACAAAAAGTAGGAACTGATACAATGTATATAACTAATGCTAGTTATTCTTTTAGTTCTGATGATACTTTTAGTATGTCAATTGACGCCGCATTTAGTATGCAAAGGTTTGCAACTGTAAATCAAAATTTAGTATTTAACCCTTAGTATGCCACTACCTTTAAATCCAACAGTTGAAATTAGATACGGAAATGATTTCTCTTCCGATTATTTTACTTTCACTGGTATGCCCACGCCTTACCTCTCTCGATCTCAAGAGTTGGTTTATTATGGGGGTAAGTGGTGTCAGATAGCAACCATAAACTTAGATGGACAAATAATTGGTTCTGAAACTGGATTAGGGGGTAACTTAAATACAGTTTCGATTAAAAAGGATAGAGAAAGAATACTTAGCGGGTTTGCTGAAAGTTATAAGCATTTAGCGATTTACGAGGATGGAACCACTAGACACATTTGGAAGGGTTGTTTAGTTAGAGATTTAAATTTTTCTCCAGCAAATTATGGCGCACAAGAATACTCAATTACTTTAGAATGTTTCGAGCAAGATGAATTCGCTGGCACATTTGGTGTGCTAGAACCACAAGAAACTGTTTCATTTAACGATAACGAAAATGGCACAGTAGGAATTTCGCACACGGTTTCCGCTCAAGGTTTTACCAGCAATGAACCTGGTGGTGGAGCGCCAACCGCTCAAGCCGTAGTAAATGCTAAAAACTTCGTAGAGGCTAGAACGGGATACAATATAAATAAAGTAATTCCAAAATTTGTAAACGGAATTACAAACGCTAATTTAGTTTTAACAAATACATCCAAGGATGTAAATAGAGTTGATGGTACTTATTCTTGCACAAACGAATATGTCATTCAGACTGGAAGTATTGGCGATATACCAATTACAGCAGGTTACGTTAGCGAAATTGATTCATCAGTAAGCTCTGGAGCCCAATCTGATTTTCTTGAAGTCACTGTAAATTACACAATTCAAGGAGATAAATTCGCAACGCCAGCTTCTGTTAGGAGTAGTCAACCAACCACTGGAAATCTTTACAAGATAGCTACTGGCGCTTGTAAAGTTACCAACTTAAATCAAGTCCCTTTATCTCTTGATGTAGAAGACACAGCAGATACAGACAAAAGAATATCAGTAAGCGCAAGTTATGATAATAATTTATTGTTTTCTGGGTTATCTACGGAAGTGTATTTTGATTACAATGTAGACGTAAGCACTGATGATATTACAGATAGAGCCACCGTTTCTATCAATGGCCAATTTCAAGCTAGAGGAAACAATAGAGCAAAATTTGATTTAATTTCTGGACATTATTTTAATACAATCCTTAACTCTCAAACTGCGGAAGAGTATTTGTTTCAAAAAGCAGAAGAGATTTACACGGGTTTAAATTATAACATCTTATACTCTAATACTGGATGGGCTTTGAATCCGCAGCCTTCCTCGTTTAGCGTTGATATGAATGAATACGCTGGAACCATTAGTTTAAACGCTTCGTTTGACAATAATAATTTTAAAGAAGATTTTAGAACTTTTCAATACAAAGTTGATGTTACACCAGCGTTAAATCAATACGTGGCTAAACCTAGCTGCAACGAAAATGGTGTTTATGGAATTTATAATTTAAACGCCAAGACAAGAGAAAGAGTTAATTTAAATATAACTTCAAAAGCTGTTGACAGTAATTCTGATTTCAAAACTGAGATGAGAAATTACGGTGATTCACTGAGAAATAGTTTTACAACTAATAATGACTTAGTGATAGAAAGTGAAGGCAGTAACTTTAACCCAATAGCTACTGACGCATTTAATATAAGCACTTTTGACTCAAGCATCACTCAGAGCTATACTTTTGTTAATAACACAAGCTTTTACCAGTAAATGAATCCCGACGACTTAAAAAATATATTCGAGATAAATAATTTAAATACTGGAATTATTCAGGGTGTTTATAATTTTGAAAGCGGTAGCGAGTGTTTAGTATTTAACGACTATTACCCCACTGGTGCTCAAGTTATTTCTGGTGATGTTACTAGGCCAATTTCTGAAACTTTTCCTTTGGTTGCTATATCTTGCACTTCTAACGTTACAGGTAATCTAGGTTCATCTGGAGTTTTTAAAGGGGAAGACGTTCTTGAGTTAGCGAGTGATTTATCCACTGGTAACTGGACATTTTTTGTAGATTACTATCAAAGCGAATCAACTCAAGGAAACGTAGCTAGGGTGCTTGCTTCCTCTATGGAAACTTATACAGGCGCTTCTGGCTTTAACTTTGGTGTAAACGGATCGAATAGAGCTTATTTTGAGTATTTAGACACTGGTAATCAAAGAAGAATATATACTCATCCAAAAGAGCTTGGTGAAAACAATGTAATTTCAGTTTCCCAGAGCTCAAATGTTTTAACTATAATAAATCATGATATAGGCTCTTTTGATCACGAAGTTGCTCAATTCAGGCTAGAAAACTTTACCGAATCTTCTTACTTCTTTATAGGAAATTTTGGGACAACTGGAAGTTCAACGCCTTCAAGTTACACAGGCTTTAGTGGTCAAATCGATAGCTTTATTTTATACGGGGGAGCTTTAAATCCTTCTCAGCAAAATACAATAGCAGAAAATTATTTTTATTCTGGCATAGAGTCTGGAACAACTGTCGCTTACTCTATCACAGGACAAGAGATAACTGGGGTAGACGTTAATTTAACAGGGTTAACAGGTACTGGGGTTACGGGCTTTATACCTCAAATATACAAAACAATAGAAACTTGTTTGTGTGGGGATATAAATTTTTATAAAGATTCAGGTGTTTCGGGTGAACTTTTTGGTCAAGTGGTTGAGTTTTTAACTGGCTCTGGAATAATTTCGGGAAGCGGCTTTAGTGGCATAGGAGCCCAAAGAACAAATGATTATTCTAAATCTTTAAAATATGCAGAGCAATGCATAAGTTTTATAGATGAAATTGATACTGGAAATTATTTTGAAATATATTCTCATACTTCTTTTTATGATACTCAATTAAATATAACACCAGAATTTTTAGGAGATAATAATTATTATCCTTCCACTGGTTACGAGGGTGGAAATTTAAACGTCTTCTTAAATGGTTTAGCTAAGTATTCTGGAGACCAATTTTCAATAACAACCGATACGGCGGTAGACTACAAGGTAAAATTCGATGATTTACCTTCCTCTGGTCAAGATGCGGTTGTTTTTGATATAATAAGTGGCGACCAAAACATTATAGAGTCTTTCTCTGGGTATGCTGTAACTGGAATTGAAATTACTAATTCTGGCGGCGGATATACTGGCGTACCGAGCGTAGTATTTTCTGGAGGAGAAAACGCCGCAGCGACAGCTTTTACTGGTGAGGCGGGTGGAACCGTAAAGGTAACTGGTTTAGTGTTAACTTCTGGTGGCTCTGGCTTCTTGTCCTCACCCACGATAACTATTGAAGGTGGCGGTGCTACAACTAATGCCACTGCGAGTGGTTTTATAGACCAAGAGAATTTTACGATAAGTAATACTCACACTGGCGATATTTATTTAAATGGGTATAAGCTTTTATCAGGGGTGGATTTCACTGGGGATGCTAGTGAGATTTCTTTAATATCCTCGCAAATTCAAAATAATAATAAGTATGTAACTGGCAATATTTTAGTGCTTCCTAGAATATCTGAAAGCTATAATAGGATTACTGGAAACGCCAGTCAATTTATAAACGCTGGAGTTGGTTTGATAGACGAGCAAGTTTGGGTAAACGGAAAAAGAATAGAAGAAGACAGCTATTTCAAGGTTTCAAACGCTGGATTGCTTAAATATAATAATTTTGTAACTGGTTTTAACACGAATATATACAATAATACAAATGATTTTTTCGATACTTAAAAATTAATTTTAGTGTATTTTATAGTGGTAAAAGGTAAAAGGAACAAATGCCAGATACAATACAGAACATTCCAAGTGTTTTAATTTCTCAAGATAGAGGTTTTGCTGGCGCTGAAGCTGGCAAATTCGAAAATCTTGCTTTTATAAGAGCTATAAATATGGATTTTGGCATAAATGAAAAGCCAACCTCCTTAAATCTTGGGCTAATGAATCAAAATGGGATTTATGATCCTACTCCAAATTTAGATTATACCTCACCTTATTACTTAAAAATTGGAGATGATTTAACCATAAAATGTTATGTAAAAGGATTTAAAAAAAATACTTCAAGCTCTGATAAAACCTTAGAGTTAGAATTAACAGACGGTTCCCATATATTAGATAGAGTTTTTATTGGTCTTATAGGAACTCATACTTTAGATGAAAGATTTTTAAAAAGTCCGTTAGGTGAAGCTGACAATACCGCAATAATTCCACTATCTTGTCCTCCTTGCTTTCAGAATAATCAAATTGGCCCCGTAAATGCTCAAGGTGTTCAAATATTAAATGCTATTGGTAGTGATTTTTATAATGAACTCCTTCAAAATTCACCCGCAGATATTCCCGCTAATCCAATCGCAATAAATCCAATATTTACACAGAGACTTTTAAGGGAAGCGAATCTGAATAAATGTTTTACGGGAAATACAGTTGACGGAGGTTACATATTCCTTGGTAAAGAAAAGTTCACAAAAACTAGTTGCGATCTTGCGGCTGTAGACTATTCGTTTTTTGAGCTTAAAGAAGCTTGCCGAGCTTTTGGCATAGATATAAATATTTTTGACAAATCTGAAATTAATGGTTTTTCATATCTTAGAAAAAATTTCACTGGCACTTTAAGAAAAGTTTTAAACGATTGGTGCGCTCTTTTTGGTTGTACATTTTATTATGATTTTGCTCAAGAATTAGCTACCGCAAACGAAAGGCCAACTGTCGGTGAAATAGATTTAAATTCACCAGCTAGAGGTAAAACTCTAGATCAAATTTCTAGTACAGCTAAATTAATAAAAGCGGGCGACGATGCTTTAATAGAGTCAATTTCAGAAAGTAAAAATTTAGAAGGTACATTTAAAAAGAATTTAGTAACTTCTTACAAAAGAAAAAGGACTTTAAGGTCTTACAATAAAACAACTTATTATGGTACTGCTTACAAGTGCTTTGCAAGTAGCGATCTTTTAACCACAAAATTTAGAAGCTTTAGAAACGAACAGAATTTTAACGCTTCTTGTTATTTAGCTAAATACAATACTAATATTAGGACTCTTTTTAATATCTTTTTGGCTGGTAATGACGTAGCTCAAGGAAATGGCGGAAATGTTTATGGGTGTTTAGGTTTACAATACGTAGCTTCTATTAACGCTAATCTTAGACGAGAAATAATAGACGAGTGTTTAGACACTGAGACTTATCAAGACATAATTGATAAATTTACTGTTCCAGTTCAGATACCTGATGTGGACATGTTTTTAGCTTTATATAGTCCAGATTTAGCGGAAAGACACTTAGAGTTTGAAAAAAATTGGGCAGAAAATGTGATGGGTAAATATTTCTACACCAATTTAAATACGTTTGCGGACGAAAAATACGGTGGGTATAAAGTTTGTTTTACTGGTAGCGACTGGAGATACGAGGCGAAAAGTTCATTAACCCCAGAGCCTGTAGACGTTTCAAATAGCAACAAAGAGGCTTCTACGTCTTTCCAGACTAGAGGATTTATTACAGAAAGACTTCCTTTCGCTAAATATTTGTGGGGTCCAATTCCAATCAATCCTTGGGGTCAAAGCGCTGCTGATCCAAGGCTAAAAATATTCGAGAGATCAAACGCGCCTTGGAGTATAACCCAAGAACAGGCAGACGATTATTTTACAACGAAAACAAATGTAAACGGTAAGACTAATGACGGGACCAAAGATTTAGCTGAACCATTTCTACCTAAGTTTCAAAAAATATCAGGAATGATAGAAACTAGGATAAGAGCAAGATTTAAGGGGACTGCGGTTGACATAAATGGATTTTTAGATTTAGTCAAAAAAGACTCTACTCCTGTTTTAGTTATAGCACCCAAGCCCGCTAGAATAGGGCAAATACTAAAAGTCGGAGCTAGTGATACTCAAAGAATAATAACGCAGCCAAACTTTAAAGAGTCTCCTTTTTGGAACAGCAAAGGCTCCTCCGATCAGCAAGAAATTGATTGTAGCAAAAGTTTAGCTTGCGAAATCCAATCTTCACTTGAAGAAGAAGTTTGCAAGCCAACTAACTATTGTGGCTATCAGGTGTTTCCACCAAGCGCAGTCGATCCAACTACTGCCTTTGGTAAAATATACGCAGCTAAAGAAGGCGAACCGTTTCCAGAGGGGGTTGCTAATTTACTGGGGGGTGGTTTAACTGTAACGTTTTGGCCACCTACAAATAAGGGGCAAATTCATGGACCCATTAGAGGTTCGTTGACAATCGTAGGACCAGCAGGTACGGCGATTACCCCTAACCCGCTTTTTCCTGCTACCGTTCCTTTGAATAATTTATATTTAGCTAATTACAAAGAGGATATAACAAGCGCTTACTATCAGGATAAAGTAGAACAATTTTTAGGTGCTAGAGTTGAAGACTTTCATTCGGTTGGTAATGTTAGCGAGGTTCAAATCGAGTTAAATAATTTAGATACAGACAGCCCGATATTTAACAGCAAAGACCCTGTAACAAACGAAGTAATTACTATAACAAATATATATGTACAAGGGGTTGGATTTTTAACCATAGAGGAATATCACGAGCTTCTAAGAAAAAATGTTCAACTTTTAGGTCATTCATCTCCTAAGCAAAATGTAAGAGTTGACTTTGGTAGCTTAAACTATGGCACTTTAGGACAGTACTTAAATGTGCAAAAAGGTTTAGTATCCTTTAGCGCAAAAGTTGATCAAAATGGTTCGAGTGCAACAGCTTCTTGGACAAACAGGCCAGCTAAACCACCCGCTCAAGATTTATTTACTCAGGAAATAGAGCCAAAATTACTTTCTAGAAATATTTTACGATCATGATTTTTTCTGGAGAAAAATATAGAAAAATACAAGAGAAAAGTGATTATAACTTTTCTTTAACTGCTTCTATAAATAGCACTACGGGAAGTAGCGTTTTTGGTTTTTCTGGAGAGAGTCAGAAGTTTGAATTCAATTTCGATGAGGGCAGAATAATTGACCCAAATAATAATTACGTTTCTTCTTATAACACTGGTCAATTTAGAATAGATGCAACTGTAAATAAAGATAATTATAATTATTTTATTAATGACGAAAGAATCAACTTTAGTGGAACTAAAGCAGATTTTGATGTAGATAGATTTTTTATTGATTGCACTGGTTGCGAATTCGACCTTCAAACGTTGACTGTAAATGGTTCTGGTGATCAAACCGTAATAGAAGCAATATCTTTTGATACCGCAGTTGGGAACAGCGGAGTAATAACTGGAACAGTCACAGCGAACAACGCTGATTTAGGAAAGTTTGATATTTTTTCTGGGGAAATATTATCTAGCAATAGCACTGGATTATTTTCGATAGATACTTCCATTTCCACTGGAATATTGGGAACTGGGAATTTTTTGATAAGCGGCATAAGCGGCATTCAGAATCAGTCGGTCTACACTTTTGATGTTACTCTTTTTACGAGCTTTGGAGAATCCACTAATCAATTTACTGTTTCTGGGACCACTCCGTTTTATGAACCCTCACTATTACTAGAAGAGCAAGAAAACCTTCTTGATCTATCTGGCTCAAGAGCTCTTACCGAAAAAACTGGGCAATTTTTAGCAACTCATAATTTATACACTGGTACAAGTAGTCTTGCTACTGGTTTACCTTTAAAGTTTACTTTATCTTATGAAAGTGGTTTTACTGGTGATATCGAGGGGGCGCTTACAGGGGTGGAAATACTTAGCTCTGGCGTTAACTATTCAAGTATAGAGCCACCAACTATATTAGTAAGTGGTAGTGGGAGCGGTGCTGTAGTTTCTGGGCAAATAAATTCATTTGGTCAACTTAGTGGAATTGATATAATTAATGGCGGAAGTGGCTACGATAGCTCTACTGAAATTTTAATTTTATCTGGAGTTAATTCAGTAGATATTACAAATGGCGGGGCGGGTTATTTTAGTTCACCGATTGTAAAATTTAGTGGTGAAAGATTCGGAGGGATAGAGGCTACAGGAACAGCTTCGGTTGACGGTGCTGGATCAATTTCTTCTATAAACATTATTAGTGGAGGCTCCTCTTATTCTGGGATACCCCAAATTACTTTAGAACCTGGTTTAAGTGGGATTAATATAAATTTTTCTGGAAGCGGCTACACTGAAACTCCAACTGTTTTGATTGAAGGAGGAGGAGGCTCTGGTGCAAGCTTTCAAGCTTTAACGGGGTTCACAGATGGATTTGGTCAAAGAATAACTGGAGTAACTTTAATTTCAGGAGGCTCTGGTTACACTGGGGTTCCTACCGTGACCTTTTCAGGTGGTAATCCAGCCGCAAGTGGCTCTGGGGCGGCTGTTTTACCAACTGGCTTTTCTGGTTCTGCGGTAATGTCTTCTGGCGCTTCGACTTCTGGGGTATTTGGTAATTACACAAAAGATTTTACTGGTGTATTTAATTTATTAACTGGATCAGGGGATTCTTTTTATAATTTTAGACAAAATGGACAAATAAGCGTCGATAAATTATCTTATACTGGTGGTCTTTACGCTTTTAGGCAGGATACACAGATAAGTATAGGCACGCAAGACCAACTCGTGGCTGCAATCGCTAATACTAATTACTTTGATGTGTTTCCTATTACCGCAATATTAGTAGCTAGTGGAAGTGGAAATTTCTCAAGAACTGGATATATAACTGGAGTAAAATAATTTAAGAAATGTCAAGACCGATTATAATACCAGAAATTACACAGCTTCCTGCTGAAACAGAGGAGCTTATTCTTGTTGGTTTAGACGATAATAAAGATGGTGGAACTAAGTATTCTTTTACTACAACTAGCAGCAGCGATTTAAATCAATTAAGTACATTTTTTATAGGTAAAAGAGAAAAAGATAATAATTTTTATGTAATTGAAAAACCTGAAAATGCTTTCAGGGAAAATCTTTTAAAAGTAACAGGGGCAAACGGGGATTCTCTATTAATAAATGAAACCGAAGTGGCATTCGGGGTATACAGCCAAGAGTTTGTTGCTCCTTTATTGAACGGGGCGAAACTTCAATGCGTAAAATACAACGCGCCAATTGAGCATACTGGTGGCAAATACGCTTCTAGCAACGTAAGACAAGCTGTAGAAAAATATGGCGCTAACTATAGTCCAGCCCCAGAAAATCAAAGCGATGCTTTAATTTATTCGTATAAATTACTTTCTACACCAGTATTAAAAGGCGGAGGAGTTTCTGGTGCTGGTGCAGGTCATCAGGGGTATCAAGGGTATCAAGGAATTGAAGGCGTTCAAGGTCCGTCTGGCGGTGTATCAAGCGTAGGTTGTTATCAGTGCACAAACGATTGCTCCACTCAAGACACGAGCGCAGGTGGGTCTAGCGATGAGGCTGTAGTTTATGATTTTGATTTTGGTCTTTCTGTTTGCAATAGTGGCACGTTAAACGTTACTTTTAATCCCCAATCTGTACCTGATTGGATTACGATAGTTAATTCGGACATTGATTACGTAAGAACGTTAACCGCAGATGACCCGTGCAGAACTGGTGCTCCTCCTGATCATGTTAAACAGCCGATTACAAATTGTATTGATGCTGCTGATATATTACTCAATATAAGTCGTGGTGATAGTGATCCAACTGATTCTTGGGCACCCGCAAGAGATGGCTCTGGGCCTCTTACAACTGGAGTTACCATAGATGAGGTAACAGCACTTATAAAGCCATACGTATCAGTTTGGGTAAACTGGAATGGTACTACTGATAGTAACACACGTTGGACAGTAGAGGCGAATTTACAGCAGCCAGATGAACAAGATGGGCAAGAACACTTTATTTTTGGAACAACAGGTGAAGCAACTGCTTTTTGCAACGCGCTTGATAATCCCATGCCAGGTATATCTGGTGTTGATGCTGATGATTGTCTTCAAGGCAACCAAGGGTATCAAGGTTTTCAGGGTTATCAAGGCTACCAAGGCCAAGGCTACCAAGGCTACCAAGGTTATCAAGGTATTTCCGCGTGTGTTAGTTACTCAGGATTCCCAAATGAACAATTCTCACCTGATGCAAACCCGTCAATAACTAATGTACTTTACTTCCCAGATACCGCGCAAGTTGCAATAGACTGGAGAAGTGGTGAAAACGTTTGTCTTCACGGGTATAATTATGACGGCGAAAAAATAAAAGTAAACGGAGGTATTGATGTTGATGATTTTGGCGACCTTTATGTAACTGGTACTACAGTATCAGTAGTGGATGTAGATTATAGTGCTTACCCTATTACTGTTTGCCACGGTGTTTGTAGCGAAGCGGGGAATCAAGGCTACCAAGGGTACCAAGGTTATCAGGGTTACCAAGGTTATCAGGGTTACCAAGGTTATCAAGGTTACCAAGGTTACCAAGGGTATCAAGGATATCAAGGTCACCAAGGCTATCAAGGCCACCAAGGTTATCAAGGGTATCAAGGTTATCAAGGACACCAAGGGTACCAAGGTTATCAAGGACACCAAGGGTACCAAGGGTATCAAGGTTATCAAGGATACCAAGGGTATCAGGGGCATCAGGGCCACCAAGGTTATCAAGGTCATCAAGGATACCAAGGGTATCAGGGTCATCAGGGCCACCAAGGTTATCAAGGTTATCAAGGTTATCAAGGTTATCAAGGGTATCAAGGTTATCAAGGTCTTTCAGGATGCCCTGCGTGCGAGTATATTGTCGATAGTTCTAATATAAGTGTTTCTGCGGGAGAAATATCTTTTGCAGATGCTTCTTTAACCCCTTTTACAAGTCAATGTTGGCCGCATGATTCAGTCAATGGATTAAAAGTTTGTGTAAGCCTTTCTCAACAAGAGAATGGTTCTGCAACAGTTTATGAATTAGTACAGGGCGCACTCAAAGGTCCGAATAATAATGGGCAAAGTAATTCGTGGCTCGTTACTTTTGATTCAGAATACGCAAATATAACTGCGGATAAAACGGCTGGCTTCTTATTTTGTCATGGTCCTTGTCCACCTAAAGGTGATCAGGGTCATCAAGGGTATCAAGGTTACCAAGGGCATCAAGGGACATCATCTTGTTTGTCGTATTTTACCGCTGGCTACAACAAGCTAAACGATAATAGATTAGAAATTTTATCTAGTAAATCAAACTGGGTTCACGGAGAAAATGTCTGCGTAAGATTTACGACAAACGCCACGCCAAGTGAAGTCGTTCAGGTGGACGCTGAAATTGAGATTTCTAGCACTGAAGTTTTTGTTAATGGTAATGCAATTTTCGCTAACATAGACACTACTGAAGACATAACAATATGCAAAGGTAGCTGTGTCCAAGGTTATCAAGGCTATCAAGGCGAACAAGGTTATCAAGGCTATCAAGGTGCTCAGGGCAATCAAGGTGCTCAGGGCAATCAAGGTGCTCAGGGCAATCAAGGTAGTGCTGGAGCCCAAGGCACTCAGGGAATTCAAGGCATCCAAGGTATCCAAGGTGTACAAGGTCCATCTGATGGAGATCAAGGCGCTCAAGGTGTTCAAGGGGTTCAAGGGGTTCAAGGTCCATCAGATGGAGACCAAGGTGCTCAAGGTAACCAAGGTAATCAAGGCAATCAAGGAGCTCAAGGGGACAATGGTAATCAAGGTGCCCAAGGAAACCAAGGGGCCACAGGGTCTCAGGGCAATCAAGGGAATCAAGGAAGTCAAGGTAGCCAAGGTAACGACGGGCCTCAAGGAGACCAAGGTAATCAAGGCAATCAAGGAGCTCAAGGAGTTCAGGGCGTTCAAGGCCCACCAGATGGAGACCAAGGTGCTCAAGGTAGACAAGGCAACCAAGGAAATCAAGGTGCCCAAGGCAGACAAGGCGTCTCTGGTGTAAACGGAGCCCAAGGTAACCAAGGTAACCAAGGTAACCAAGGTATTCAGGGGGTTCAAGGTATCCAAGGTATCCAAGGCATCCAAGGTGTGCAAGGTCCATCTGATGGAGATCAAGGTGCTCAAGGTGTTCAGGGTACTCAGGGTGTACAAGGTCCATCAGATGGCGATCAAGGTGCCCAAGGTAGACAAGGTGTCGCTGGAAATAACGGCGCTCAAGGCAATCAAGGTGCCGCTGGAAATAATGGTGCTCAAGGTAATCAAGGAGACGCTGGAGCTCAAGGTAATCAAGGTAATCAAGGTAATCAAGGAGCTCAAGGAGTTCAGGGCGTTCAAGGTCCATCTGACGGAGACCAAGGAGCTCAAGGTTCTACAGGCTCTCAGGGTAATCAAGGGTCTCAAGGCGTTAAAGGTAATCAGGGTAACCAAGGAAACCAAGGTAATCAGGGTAACCAAGGTAATCAAGGAGTTGCGGGAGCTCAAGGCGATCAAGGTAATCAAGGAGCCCAAGGCGCACAAGGCAGACAGGGAGTTCAAGGTCCATCAGATGGCGACCAAGGTGCTCAAGGCAGACAAGGTGTCGCTGGAAATAACGGCGCTCAAGGTGCTGCGGGCGCTGGGGGCGCTCAAGGTAACCAAGGTAACCAAGGTAACCAAGGCAATCAAGGTACACAAGGCGTTCAAGGTATTCAAGGTGTGCAAGGTCCATCTGATGGAGACCAAGGTGCTCAAGGTAGACAAGGTACACAAGGCGTTCAAGGTATCCAAGGTGTTCAAGGGGTTCAAGGTCCATCAGATGGAGATCAAGGTGCTCAAGGCAGACAAGGCGTTGCTGGTAATAATGGTGCTCAAGGTAATCAAGGTAATCAAGGAGCTCAAGGAGTTCAGGGCGTTCAAGGCCCATCAGATGGAGACCAAGGTGCTCAAGGTAGACAAGGCGTTGCTGGTAATAATGGTGCTCAAGGTAATCAAGGCAATCAAGGAGCTCAAGGAGTTCAGGGTGTTCAAGGTCCATCAGATGGAGACCAAGGTGCTCAAGGCAGACAAGGTGTCGCTGGTAATAATGGTGCTCAAGGTGCCGCTGGGAATAACGGCGCTCAAGGTGCTCAAGGCAGACAAGGTACCGCTGGTAATAATGGCGCTCAAGGCAATCAAGGTAACGCTGGAGCTCAAGGTAATCAAGGTAATCAAGGTTATCAAGGAGTTCAGGGCATTCAAGGTCCATCAGATGGCGATCAAGGTGCCCAAGGTAGACAAGGTGTCGCTGGAAATAACGGCGCTCAAGGCAATCAAGGTGCCGCTGGAAATAATGGTGCTCAAGGTAATCAAGGAGACGCTGGAGCTCAAGGTAATCAAGGTAATCAAGGTAATAATGGTGCTCAAGGAGTTCAAGGCGTTCAAGGTAAAGCATTTGGGGAAGGCCCGTGCAGCAATATCCATTATGTATCAGGGGATATAAATCAAGACTGCGGAGATATATATACCGCTGGCAGCTTGTTGGTAACGGGTAATATAACGGGTCTGGGTCATACCCAGTTTGGTGATTCTAACATCGATCAGCATGTTTTCAGCGGGGCTGTATTAGGTTTACGTAACACTTCAGCTTTTGATATCACTTCAACGTCTCCTATCGTAAACATACTTGATCAGGCTGGAGCAAATACACCAGGTACTATAAATTTCGGTGGCGACGTTGGGACTTTAAATATTGGTCAAGCAGGAACTACTTTATTCTCTTCTGGGGATTCGTTCTTCGGAGCCGAGTGCTCAAACAATCATCACTTTAGTGGTGATGTTTACTTGGATTGTATATCAACCGACTCTAACGCGACTGATGTTTTAGTAGTTGATAGCAATAAAGTAATTAAAAGAAATTCTTTAGCTGGAGGTCAATTTGCTCAGGGTTTAGCAGCAGATAGATATCCCACGGTGAGCGTTGGGAGCAACTCTGATCGTGCTGTAGATTTGTACAATGTTACAGGAAATGGTATAAATATATTCGCCTGTAAGAACGAAAGCGGCAACACCTCATACGATTCTGATTTTAGACCTCACATTTACCTGCATAGAGATGCTTACCCAAGTGGAAACGGAGATTTACCACAGCCTCAAGCAGTAATATTTTACGATGATAGATGGACTTTAGATGGTGTTCATGGTTTATACTTGGGGGTTACGGGTGACGCTCAAGGGTCAACAGACCTACCATACGTGGTAAATGTAGGGGTAACTATAACAGACACCGAGCTTAATGTTGGCGCGAACATGCATATCAATGCGGGTTCAGGTATACATTTAGCTGGGCAGGTAATAGACCCAGCCGCTGGTTGTAGAATTGTCGCTAGTGACGGTTCAGGGGGTGAAACTGAAGGTGAAAACGGTCAAGTTTTAACGAGCTATGGCGCGACACCAGTATGGGCTTATGTATCCAGTAGTAGCTGGGATTCGTCAGGCTTCACTTTTGAAGACGAAGTAAGAAATGTAAGTTCTCAAGCGGGAGACCCGATTAAAACGGCCATAGTTGAAAGCGTTAGCGGTCAATATGTAGATTTGTATTGTGTAGAATCTCCTGATGTAAGATTCGAAGACGTTGTATCTATAAAGGCTAACGGGAGACTTAAAATAGAGCAAGAAATTGATCCAGAGTTCGTTTTTGTATGCGAGCAAAACTCAATCAAAGCTGTGAGTTATACCACTACGGAACCCGCTCTATGTGGGGTTAAAGTAAAAGAAAATAAATTAATAATTACGTTCTCAGGTAATATACCTGAAGAAGTTACCGTGAAACTAAGTGGCATAAGAAAAGGATTAAAGGGTGTAAGGTTTACTCCAAAGACTAAGGAGCAAGCTGATCATAACAACGACTTTTGGAATCAATCAAAGCTTTAGTTACCAAACCAAGTAACGCTGGACGGAATTTTTCCATACTCTTTGTTTACTTTTGCTTTCCATTCTGAGCTTAATTTAGGAGAATTGAGCTTATATTTTTTTGAGTAAGCAGCCTTGTAAATTCCAAGAGCAATATTTTTATTATTGCGAAACTCTAGAGGGTTATTTACTTTTTTAAAGTATGCGGTTCTTGCGAAATAGTATTTGTATAAATCGTTAAGGGTTTTGGGCGAAAAGTGAATGAAATTAATTCTAGCTGGAACACAGTTTGGTAATTGATACGGGTTCATTTCTCCCGCTTCGGGAGGTGCTGGAGTTGGGACAATTTCATTCTCTTCTTTGATTGTGTATGTACCATTACCGTGGTCAATAATTACTTCTTTTTTAAGAACTTTGGATGGATAGTGGTGTAAATAAAATTTACCATTTACTTTTAAAAAAATTCCAGTAGGAGACGGATTGGCGATACTAAATGGCTCCTCAAAGATTTCACCATTTACTACAGTCCCGTCCTTAAATTGAAAAGTGGCGGCTAAAGATAGATTAACCGCAAGAATTAAAATGATAATACTTTTCTTCATTTGATCTTTTTAAGTCTATCAATCAGTTCAAACACTTTACTTTTAGGAATGTCAGATACATTTTCAAATGTGTCAGCGTCCTTAAAGTTTTCTTCAACTAATTTTGTTTTAACTATTTCGAAAGATACACCTTTATCTCTCATTGTCTTAGAGAGGATTAGGTGGGGTCCATCAGCGTTATGCTCTTGATTTGAGGCGGTTGGTTTAGTTGCGGTAAATTTATTTGAAGAGTCTAGCTTTAACTCTTCTTTGCTGACAACATTGATTCTAAGAAAATTTCTCACGCACCTAACAAAAGCTCTGTTTTCAGCGCAAGCAGCTAAAAAGATTTGGCCAAATTCATTTGTATTGTGAGGAGAGGCGTCAGCTACAGACGAAAATGAAACCTCTTTACCTTCTGTTTCGTAATTTGGAGTCCAAGTAATTTTGCAAGTCGCAATTACATAATCTGAGCTAGGGCAGGTGACATCGTAGCTAACATCAGTATACCCTCTAATTTGAGCAAGTTCTTTAATACCACCAAGCAGAATAATCAACTCGTGATCTTTGAGCTTAGATACGTCTGTTTCATTAGTCCTATCTCTATTCGGAACCAGAAACTCTGGCTTAATCATCTTTCTCCAATCGATTAAACCACTTTCGTCGAAAATATAATCTACACCTGAAACTAAACCGTTTTTGTCTCTTGAAAGAGATTTAATTTTATCCATAAATAAATTATGGACTACTTTTTACTTCAGGTCAATTACTTTTTTAAAATTGAAAAAGCGTCCAAATTCTTCCAAAAGCTTGGTATATCTATCACTTTTTGAACATCAAAACTACTATTACTTTTAATTCCTTTTTCTAGTGCCGCTTCAGAAAGGTACATAGAATCATTTTTACAAATAATTTTTTTACTTCTGTAATACAGATTATTCACATCTAGTGACTCATGATTGGGTAAGGAATCTTTGCTGAAAATATACTGTTTGGAAATGTTTCCTATATCCATATACTGAAGCTTTAATTGATTAATTTTGTCTTCAGGTAAATTAGAAATAAGATGGCATTTTATTCCTAGTTTAGATACTTGCTCGCAAAAAGAAGGGCTGTTATCTTCTTTTACTTCATAAATAATTTCTACTATATTATTTTTTAACGAGTTTAATAGATTCAAGTCAATACTTTTATCTGTGTATATAGTAGCTTTTCCAATCTGAAGCTGCTTTATTAAATTTTCTTGAGAAAATTCCAAATCCATTCTCAATAAAACGGAGTCTAAAGAGTATTTCTTTAGGTCAAATAACGAAGTTGGAATATTTTCTACAAACTGAACACCATCTTTATACCTTGAACCAATATAAACCGTTTCGTAATCAGATTGAAAATCTACACCTAGATTGTTTAAGATGGTTTTAGCTAATTTCTCTGGCTTAATAAAGTCTTGTTTTTTTTCTGGGTACACAAAAGTGTGATTGTTTTTATCACCCCAGACTTCTGGAAAAGGTAAGGCTCTTTTTTTACTCTCAGCTAAACATATTAATTTTTTATTTAAACTAGCGCGTATTTGTGCCGTTAAGTTATTATTAGACACATGAAGCATACTTTTTTTAATTAAAAAGCTTTTTTGACCAGCACTCAGGTTGCCGTTAGTTCTAAGAGCGCCTTGAATTTCAGTGCTTTCAGGCTCGCCTAGTTGAAAAATTTTTATATTTAATTTATTTAAATGCGGTCCGATTATGTTGGCTACGTCTTGCCAATTACTATAATTGTTTTTATCGGTGTCTACGGTTATAAACTTTTCCTCTACAAAGGGAAAATAAACATCGTAAATCTCAGGCTTATCTATCTTTAAGCCGCACGAAGCCGAGTATACATTTGCAAGCTGCATTATAGATTAGTTTTGTGTATGAGATTGTAATTATTTTTGTTTAAATGAGGCGTGTAGATAGCCTCAAAAAGATCATCGCCTTGATCATCTTTAAGTAAATGTAAATGTTCAAAAGCTTGCTCGTACTTTAAGAATTTATGAACATATTGATTTGCAGCTAAAATTAGTTCATTTTTAGGTTGAGAAGCAACATATAAATCGTGATCGGGGTACAAATCCTTTATAGATTTAAATAAGCTTGTGGAAACAAATATATCAACTTCATCAAGAGGCATTATGTATAAAATTCTATTTTTATTATCAGATAATTTATCTTTTAATAATTTATCACTCGCTTTTTGATTATCTTGAGAAGCTACATCTCTGAAATATTGTTCTATTTGTTCCGCTTTAGCACCTTTGCTTAATTCGGTTAACCAGTACTGTAAACCCTCGTCTTTTGAGGTTACTGTAGTTTTTAGGATGTTTTTGTAAAGAGCTTTTAACCAGTCTACAGCGTTTGGTATATTTTCTATTTTTGCATAAGGGTCTTTTTTTTCTGGTTTTGGGTATTCGGACTCTTTTATTTTTTTGCAGGAGTCGATAAATTTTTCTATCTCTTTACCCACGCTTTGAACTGAGAAATTTTGAAGAGTCCAATTTCTAGCCGCCTTACCCATTCTTTGCCTTTCAGAGTCTGGCATGTTGTAGACCTCTTCAAGTCTTTCAGCTATATGGTTCGGGTCGGTGGTAGCTTTAATGAAAGATGTTCCAAATTCTCTATACTCTGTCCAATTTAAAGATAATGAATTTGCTGCTTTGCCACACATTTCTTGACCGCAGCTATAGCTTGTTACTAAAGTGGGTAACTCTGTAAGTTTAGCTTCTTGGATGGGAATTTCTTGACCGCCAGACGTAAACGGGTGGCAGTACACGTCCATAAGGTTATAGACTTCATTTAGCTCAATTTCTGAAACGCCCAAGGCGACTCCAGTGGTGTTCACGGAGCCTTTAGTACCACAGAATCTACATTCGTCATTTGGTCTTTTAAATGATTTTACCTCGTATTTTTTGCATTTAGCGCAAATAACAGTCGTTAAAATATCTTCCCAGTTTACTTTGTACTCATCGGCTAAAGCTCTTAAATCCCAGCCTTCTTGATAGCTTGTATGTAATAATAGTTTTGCGTTTTTGATGTGTGGATTTTTATCTTTAAATTTTTTGAATCCTTCTATAAGGTTAGGCGCGGACTTTCTTAACTGATTTCTAAATACAAAACCGATTACAAAAGCATCTTCTTCTATATTATTTCTTTTTCTTAATAATTTTCTTTCTTCGTCTTTTAGTCTTTTGAAATTGTCAGTATCGATAATTCCGTGGACAGTCTTGACGTGTTTGTGGCCAAGCCTATGCATTTCTTCCGTTGCGAAACTGCTCCACATCCAGTAGTTTTTTATTTCTGGAGCCAATTCAACGGCGGTTGGTAGTAGCGGTAGCGAATCTAACGTTGTCCAAATAGCTGAGTTAATCTTATTAAACCAATGTTTCCCAACTGCAAAATCTACCCCCCAAATGTCTTGAGCGGCGATATAAACATCTGGCTTTTCTCGTTCAATTATTTCATCTAAATAATAAGCCCCGTAATGAGCAATTTTACTTAGTTTCGGGTCTTTATTAATTTGATCTAATTTTTCTGGAGAACTAGGGAGGGTTCCGACAGATTTCCAAGGGGTTTGGAGAAGGGCTGGAGAAGCTTCGTTCATTCCAACGCAAAAATGAACTAGATCATATTTGTTAGTTTTATATAAATACGATAAAAGAGCCTTAGCACTACGACCAAAGCCCGTTTTGACTAAAGAGAAGTCAGTTTGGATTAAGACTTTTTTTCTACTCACTTTTAGAAGTCGTAGTCTTCAGCGTCTTTTTTAGCTGGTTTGTTTTGGGAGTTCTTCTGAGAAGTGTAATCGTTTTTATAGCTCTCAGAAAGAATGGTTTGAAGGTAGATTTTGAGTCTCATCGCTTCTGGGTAGTAAAAACCAATGAGATAATTCTGCTTTTCTGTAGAATCTTCTTTATCTTCCCTATTAACAGAGAAAGAGTAACCAAGCTGTTTACCGTCTTTTACGTAAGGTTTAAAGTTGAACTTTACAACTTGCTTTTGGCTACCATGATAACCGCTGTACTCAGCATTTCTTTCGATAGCGTCAATAACGCCAGCAATTTCTAAATCGCTAAATTTGATAATTGCTCTCTTTTTTGGGTTGTCTTTATTCTTAGAAAATGAGCCCGTTTTAGTTTTTGAGTTCCAAGAGTCTTGCTTAATAAGGCTTACCCAGAACGTATTATCGTCTGCATTTCTCCAGAATGAACAAGCTGTGCCAGTAGACTTTTGATTGGGTTTATAAAATTGTAAGCTCATATTTTTTAATTATACGATATCTTTTTCATTTGTCAAGCTGTTTAAGTTTTTATCTTTCAAGTCTGATAACTTTGTGTATATGCTATTTTTTCTTTGAGTGTACATTTCGTCAGCGAATACGCACTCGTCCTTTACGACGCCTTTTACTATCACTATTTCTCCAGACTTTGGCATGTTTCTAGCGTCTTTGCCAATCGCGTTCCACATTTTATCATTAAAGATCATAACTTTAGTTTGCTTATTTTCGTCAGAAACTTCAAGTCTTAAATATGGGTTACCGTTTCTAGATGTACCTCTGTATGGTTTGCCATCCACAAAGCCAATAAACTTAACTCTGCTATCCATTGGGGAGTTTTTTACCGTATTAATTGTAACAAGATTATTTGTGACATTTTTCCATATGTCAATAAGTCTAACCCCGTAAGTATAGCCAAGTAATTGGTTTTCGTAGAACCAGTTTGCAAACCTTTCAGATTTTTTATTTTGTTTATAAATTAAACTATACTTTTCTGTTTTCTTTTTTATAGTTTGCTTTCTTGAATCTTTTATATACGGCTTTTCTTTTCCGTTTTTAATTTCGTAGTTCGAATACAAGTATTTAACAGTCTTCACTAAATCATAATCAAACTTCTCTGCAAACTTATGAACTAAAGTTTTTTCAGTTTTAGTTAAAATGCTCCATATTTGCGCTTCGTAAACAACTGTTGTCCTACTTTGAGAAAATCCTTCAAACGTACCAGCTTGGATAAGTGCGGATAAGATTCCTATACCAATACCAGACTTACTTGCGGCTTCAAATACTTGAAACTTAGTGGAGTATTTATTTTTAAATTTATTTAGCTTCTCAATCGACTTGTCTGAAACGCCTTTAATTGAAAGTAAGCCAAACCTAATTCCTTCTTCCTCAATAGAAAAATCCATTTCAGACTTAATTAAGTGAGGTGGTAAAAGTTTAACCCCAGCATCATTCATCTCTCTATTGATTTTAGATATCTCTTTTATGGGCTCCGATTCATAGCGACTCATTTTAAGCAAAGCCAAGAAAAACTCTTTTGGGTATTTAAACTTCAAGTAGATAGTAATAGCAGCCAAGGCAGCGTAAGCAATTGAGTGGGACTTGTTAAAAGAATAGTTCGCTGAATCTTCTAAAACTTTCCATAAGACATCACCAATTTTTTCATCAAGATTATTTTGTTTAATCTTTTCAGAAATCTTCTTTTTCCACTTTTTTACTTCTGATACCTTTTTCTTACCTACAATTCTTCTAAGTATTTCCGCTTCATCGAGGGTAAAGCCAATTTTATGAGCCATTTTCATTAGCTGCTCTTGATATAGAGCTACACCACCGCTGTAAGACAATATATCGTCAAAGAATGGGTGAATAGCCTCTTCAACGCCATTGTTGGTGTAGTTCGCATATTGATCAACGTATGAAAGCGCACCTGGTCTAGCTAGAGCGAGCACACCACTTAATTCTTCTAGATTTTTAGGTTTTACTTTTTGGCATACTTTGTAATTGGTGTCAGCTTCTATTTGAAATAAGCCATGTGGATTTTTAAGGTCTTGAAGATTTTGGTAAATAAATGGGTCGTTTAGGTTGATGTCCTCTTTATCTATGCCAATTAAATTACAAACGTCATCAACCACAGACACACACCTAAGACCAAGGATATCCAATTTGACGTTAGAAATGGAAACAAAATCCATTTCATATGAAGACACCACAGCTTTTTTAGCAAACGACTTAGACTTTGATTTGTCTTTATCCTCTGAGGTTAGCTCGCTAGGACACGAGTCTTCTAGATTATCATAGCAAATAGCAATAGCGGAAGCGTGAATACCTTTGTTTTTGACAAGATTTCTAATCTTTAACGCAGTCTTATATGTTTCTTTTCTTATTTCTGAAGAGTCAACCCACTCTTTAAACTCTTCTACTTCATCATAGGTTTCCGAGATATCTTTTACAGAACCAAACAATTTTGGGATCATCGCGGACACCTTGTTCATCTCCTGTTCGTTTTCCTCCGCAATAATTTTACCGCATTCTTTAATTAGGAGTTTAGAACTTAGAGTCGTTAGAGTTAATACTTTGCTCGTTTTACCAGAGAATTTTTCATTTAAATATTTCAACACTTCTTGTCTGCCGTGATAGCATACATCAATGTCAACATCAACCATTAAGGAGCCATCAAGGTAAGTTACACCGTTTACTACTTTCTTTTTGGCTCTTACCTTGGATACAAACCTTTCGAAAAATAGTTCATATTTGATTGGGTCAATATTTGTCGAACCAATTAAATATAAAACTAAACAACCCGCAGCGCTGCCTCTTCCTAGACCAATGGCGATTTTATTTCTTTTGCAAAAGTTGGTAACGTCCCAAACTAATAAAATATAATCAGTAAATCCGAGCTCCTCCAGAGTTTGTAGCTCGTATTCCATTCTCTCTTGATACGCTTTACCTTTTAGGTTTTTATCTTGCATACCTTTCTCGCAAAGAGCTCTAAGGAAAGAAAAATTATTTGAGTCTTCACTGATTTTTACATCTTGTTTTTGGGTATTAGTGATTTCAAAATTAGGCAACCTAACTCCGTGAAGTTTTAAATCAAGCTCTTCAAAGTTGTCAGTATAAGTGCTCATACGTTATTTGCTATCCAATTAGAAATGCTAAGGTCAGTTTGCTCTTTTTTTGAGGAATAATCCATAAAAAATATGTCTTTATTTTTCATTAAGTTAACGTATTTTTCATCTGGTTTTCCTTTTTCCATCAGTGGGCCTAAAGCCATCACAGTTTTTGTTCTTGAGGCTATGCCGTACCACCCAGACCAGCTACAGCAGGACACAACAAGTTCAGCGTGATTCATAACTAAATCTATAGCTTGAAACATATTGATTTTATCAAACAATTCTACTATTTTGTGTTGATAAGGCGTGTCATGATAAAGTGCTTCGTAATGCTCTCTATCAGAAGCTGACCCTATAGCAATTATCGTATAGCCCTTTTCAGCAACGGTTTTAATTGTTTCGCTCAACTTGCATATAAAGTCTTGCTTAAACTGCTCTGGCTTATTCGCCAAGGAAACAGGCTGAAAAACTGCTATTTTTTTTGTGTAAGCGTTTTCAAATCTACTTGGAAATAAATTAAAATTAATTTTTTTACTTATATCTAATTTATATTCATCATCTTCATAATAGTGATTCAATAATGGGAAAACATTATATAAACTTTTTTCGGCATCTTGATTTAAGCCCCTTTGATTCATGTCAAAGATTATGCCTTTTACAAAATCAAAACAACTCCAAAAATGAAAAATGTTTTTTTGAGCGGGGCTATATATGCCAGCGTGAGTATTCCATAGGTCTTTACCCGTATGAATTATAACGCCATCTTTTTTTTGACTCTCCATGTGGTAATAAGCTGAAAACAGAAACAGCATTTGATCACCCCAAAAACCACACGGTGAATGAACGTGAAGTAAATTGTCCTCTAATTTACTCAAAGATCAATTTCCCACTTCAGTTTGTTCCACACTTTTAGGTTTAACTCTAAATCGACTAGAGCATCATGAAGTTTTTCGTAATCATGAGAAATATTATATTCTTTCCCAAGTGCGGTAAGATTAGTTCTTACTCCTTTAACTCTTTTGCTCATGATTTTATATTGATACTCAAGGAAATCTGATTTATTATCGTATGTCTTATCAGTTTTTAAACCTCTAGCGATGCAATTCGTATCAATTAATTTTTTTACTAAAGGTTTATAATCGTCGCCCATGTATTCATATAAGCCTTTAATTAAATAAATATCAAAACCTAATATGTTGTGCCCTACTACGTAATCTGCATTGTCTAGCCAATCTTTAATAGTCGGATAAACTTTTTCAGGAGACACGCCTTTCTGGTCCATCTTTTTTTGGCTGTATCTTGTTATTCTAGCGGCCTCTGCGCCAATCTTTAGATGCGTATCCCACTTTATGTAGAAATCCTTAAAAGCGGTCATTTCATCACCTTTGACTTTTATCATTGAGATTTGCCAAGGCAGATTGTGCGTAAAATTCAAACACAAATTGAACGTTTCGCAATCTATAAAGACAAACTCTTTATCTTTGTTGTACCTAAGAAGTTTTTTCATTGTTTTTCTCCATCCAGCTTTCGAAACAAAATTCATCACTAGCCATGTGTTCTAAATTTGGTTTTCCAAGCGTGGTTCTTGCGTTTATCGCCTTGAACGTTAAGTAAGCTTTAAAGTCCTTTTTATTTTTATAGAAAATACTTTGCCCTTTAATTATATTGAAGCCTTTTGAGGATTTTGTTTTTTTGATGTAGGAGTCTATTTTTTCAGACAAAATATCATCGAATGGAAGGTTATTATCTTCTTTTATAAAATCAATTTTAAATTTTGTTGGTGGGGGTGGGCACAAGCTATCCTCTAAATAATTTCTGTGTATAAAGGAGTCGTAAAACGGTACAACTAATTGCAAATCTTTATCGTCCCAAAATTCTGAAAGATTTTTAAAATCTATTCTGGGCACATAATAGAAACCATCTGTAGCTGCTTTGGAGTAAATTTTGATAAGTCTTTTATACCCCTGAGTGTTCTTTGCTATAATTATATATTTACAGCACGAGTTCAGACTTTCCTCGTTCTTCGTCTCCATATCCTCGCAAATAGTGAGTCTAAGCCCAAAGATCATTTTCACTTTGGACTCTTTTGAGTTTACATACCCCTCAAGAAAGCCAGACATGCCATCGTCGATTAGAAAAAATGAATCTAATTTATGATCTAAACAAATGTCTATGATGGAGTCTGGACCATCTTTGATTGATTCCCCAGCTTTTTGTAAAGTTAAAATTGATTTACCAATGCTGTACTGAGATTTAAACAGAGGTATAACGCTCATGGAAGATTGATACTATTTTTTTTAAAAAACGTCAATTAAAAAGGGAAGTCTTCGGGGTTATTATCTTCTTTATCTTCCTCTGGGTTTTGATCTGTAGCTTTGTTTAGTTCGGGCCAAGCTGGGCAACCTGCGTAGTGTTTTTTGACTATTTTTTCACCGCTTTTAGGCTGTAGGTCTTTTTTATTTTTAGAGCTATACAGCGTGTTCCCTTCTTTGTCTACTACCGCATAGTAGTCGTAAGCAAACTTGTACTCACAGAACCAGCGAGTGCTACCATCCTTCTTTTTGTGCCCCACGTAGTCAGCAAATCCGCAATTCAGGCGTTTAACGAACCCTTCTTTATCTGAGTCCTCTGGGAATCCTCGATTTCTCGCGAAATTACTTGTGGCATCTTTCTCTGTGTAATTGTTAAATAGATTGTACAAATGCTCCAAATAATACTCAAAGCCTTCGAGTTGATCATCTGTATATTTTATTTCAATTATGGCTTCTTCTGGGTACCTTAAAAAATGAAACTCAATGGAAGTGTCAGTTAACTTAGGCCAAACTTTTTTTGCGGCTAGTAAATAAGCGAACGCTTGAGGGTTATAGTCTATTTCATCTGGCGCAAAGAGTTTAGCGTTGGTTTTGTAGTCGATAATTTTAAGTCTTTTACCTCTTTTAAATTGAACTGGTTTATCTATATACCCCATCATTTTGTAGCTAGGCTTATCAGGGTCTTCAACAGTGTCTAGGAAAAACTCTTCTTCTGGTTTGTCTATTGTTGAGCCTTTGCCTCCAAGGAAGTCGTCGATAGTTAGTCCTACAACTATCATATCATCACACATTTCTACATTTTCTTCAGTGTAAAACTCTTCGCCTTCTTTTCTTAAAGATTTTCTTACTAGTCTTTCTATGGAGGGGATAACTTTTATGCTGCTTGCTTTAATTATTTTTTTAATATATTGCTTATGTCTTTTATTAAGCAAAACCTCTAGGACCAAATGGCAAGCTGAACCTCTGACGTTGCCGTCATTTTTTGTTTTGGGTAGCTTTAACACGTAACCGCACCAGTATTTCCAAGTGCAGCTTTCGTAGGTTTTTATTCTAGACGCAGATAATATGTGTTCTTTAGACATTTTCCCTCCACCTTAAAATTTCTGTTTTAGTCATTTCGTTAAAATCGTTTCTTTCAGGTAGCGCGATGCTTATGCGTGACTCATCAAAATAATATTTTAAATCTTCTAATATTTTTTTAGCCGCAGTATTCCCAGCTTTATTCTCGCCATCGTTATTTAAAGCGATAATAATTTTTTCAACTCTTAGCCCTAGAATATAAAACAATATAGAGTCACTTAAATTGACTCCAAAAAGAACTATGCAGTTTGTGATTCCAGCTTCCCATAAAGATAGCATGTCGCCTATGCTTTCCACAAGGATTATTTCGCTTTTAGATTTTATACTATCGGTATTTATAAACGCGGGGTAAATCCATTTATTTTTTTTACCATAATGAATCCACTTGGGTCTTTTTGATTCTTTTTCTATTTTTCTACCAGACATGCCAATTATGTTGTGTTTGCTGTCAAATATAGGGAATACATATCTGTTCTGCATTTTACCACCCTCAGTTCCATTATCTAATCCGCTTTTAAAGAGATTCATGGTTTTATTTGATATACCTCTTTTATTCCAGTATTGGTGGTTGCTGGTAATTAAATTTAAATTTTCATTTGAAAAAATTTTATCCTGTTCTACGTATTTTACTTTTTCGACAGGTGAATAGTTTATTTTTTTGTAGCCTACACCTAGCCATTCACATGCTTCTTTATGGGATTTTAGATTAAGGGTTAGTCTAACTAGCTCCTCAAGTGGCCCTTTAAATTCATCTCTTCCATGATCTTTGAAATAACCAGTATCTTTAAATATACATAAAATTTGATCATTACCAGAGTCTCTATACAATGGTCTCGTTCTAAATACTGGGCCAGAACTTTTTAGGTTCGTATAACCTAGCTTGTTTAAAATTTCAACTAAGCTATTCACTTACAAGATGTCTTCAATATCTATATCTTGACCGTCAAGTATTTCATGGTCTTCACTTCTCATTCTTTCCATGTGTCTAGCGTCACCTTTATCTATGACATCAAAATTATCAATTGTAATATTTATGAAATTGTTAGAGCTTACGGTTTTTCCGTTTCTTTGTGTTATTTCAACTAAATCAAGATGACCGTGACCTTCTTCACCACCGTGTCTAGCCTTTACGCAGGTCCAAATATGTGTGCCAAATCTCAACTGACTAGCGTTAGTTAGAACTCTTTGCTCCATTTCTTGCTCGTCGGTTTCCTCCTCATCAACGGACTCGTGCAGGATTAATTCGTCTGGCATTTTTCTTCTAAGTATGACTATCTGCCCACCGTATCTTTGGATTCTATCTGAGTCACCTATTGCAGTAGTATCGTCGGCTACGCCAGTTCTATTAGAAAACGAGTCTCCAGTTCTATTCGCTTGAGCGGCTGAAAGTATCGCGCAATTTAGTCTTTTAGCCATTTTATCAAGTCTATCAACTATATCCCCAAGAACTTGGTATTCTTTTCTGTGTTCGGATACGGAATTTCCATCGCATTTTATATAATCATAAACAAGCAGGAATGGGTTACCGTGACCAACTTCAGTGTAATAAAAGTTTTCAATGATTGCTTCTATCTCAGAGAAATCCTTACCACCGACATAAATATGGTAAAGGTTTTCTTCTTCGTTTATATCATCAAAAGCTTTGTAAACTTTTTTCTTGTCTGATTCGTTTTTCCACCAAGTGTTTTTTCTGAGCCTATTTGAGTTCACTCCAGATTTTCTTGCGAAAGCTCTATGCTGCACCATGTGAGTCTGCATCTCAGTGTCAACTATCAAAACTGGAACTTTATATTTATTTTGAACAAAATCAGATACATGACTAAGTACAGTAGATTTACCTACGCCACCTCTAGCAACAACTAAGCTAACTTCACCGATAAGCATTTGCCCGTATTGCTTGTTCATGGTTTCATAAGGCCAGTCAAAACCCTCTTCGTCTTTTTCGTCTGGGTTAGCAGCGTAGTATTCTAAATCGGTGGAATAATCTTTCCAGACTTTTACAGGTTTGGAAGTCCCAGATACTGGAACTCTCATACCATCCGTATAAATTTTATTTATTTCATCATACTTTTCAGCTAAAGTTAAATCTTGATTAAATATATCTTCAATATTTTTAAGGGTTTTCTTACCTTTCCTATTGTAGTGTAAATCGACAAGCTGATATATAAACTCTTGAACGTCCTCTTCGTTTGGTGGGCACTGGCATATAGCCTCTAAGTATTTATCTAAGGGTCTATTTTTTTTGTCGGTCCAACCAAGCGTTTGAAGTTTAGTGCACAAGGTTGCAAGAGAGACCTTTCTGTCGTTTTCAAGGGTCTCAATTGTAAGATCAAATATTCTTTTGTTCTCTAAAAAATCAAATAAATCTCTATGAAGAACGCTTCTGCATTTAACAAGCTCATCAGTGTGACAAATAATGCCAGCCAGCACGTTCATTTCTGTATCTGCACATGAATCTTTTTTCATTAAATTTTTACTCCAAATTTTTCATTAAAAAACTTTTCACTTAGCTCGTCAACATCTTCTTGATAAAGTTCAATGAGTGTAAAACTATTTTTTTCTAACCACAAGGATTTTTCATGATCTCTTTTAATTGATTCTAAATAATTCATTCTGGAATTATTATGAAAAAATTTATTAAAATTTGTATGTTGAGCCCCATTTACTTCAATAGCTATCCTTTTAGTGAAATTCATAAAATCCACTTTCATTCTTGACCCAAAAACAGGAAATTCTTCATAAACTATTTGGCCGTCCCAAACGGTTTTGAAAAATTGTTTAGCTCTAAATTGTAATTTTGATCTTGATTTAGAATCCCATTTTATAAGGAATCTAGAAACATTTTTATTTTGAAGGTTTCCATAAATATTGTACAGTCTCATAAAATTGGTGGAGGCGAGGGGAGTTGAACCCCTGTCTTTAATACCGTTAACTTAAATTTCTACAAGTTTAGTCAGTGTTATACACCCGTGCTTCGTCACTAACACCTACGCACGAGGCTTGAGACTCTTTATTTAGACTAGACCATCTCATTCCTAGCTTTTTTTGCTCGTTATCGACGCCCTAGCTCCTTAACGAGCATCCAGAGTAGGACGGGTAGCTTACGCAGCTACAGCAGCCTCTTCAGCCCAACCGAACTTAGCGAGAATCGCGTCAGCTTCAGCTAGGGAAGGAGCCATATCAACTTCAGTTTTGGCAGTTGAATACCTAGATAGATTTTTACAAGGCCAACTATCATCCTTGACTTGCTATTTTAGCGTCTGATATTAAATCGATACCAGTACGCCCCCTTAAAGTATATTACACTGTTTTTTTGAATCTAAATCAAGACTTTTTCAATACTTCAATAAATTTACTAAATAAGTATTTCCCTATTTCTTTATTTTCTTCAAAGTATTTTCTTAGATTGTCTACGCCTTGATGTTGCTTTTTGAACTCTAAATTAAGCTTTTCTTTAACCTCTTCAATAATCTCATCGTTTATGGTTACCCAAGCGCCTTTAGCTTGAGCAAGGTCAAACATTTGCAGCATCTCTACCACTTCATATTCAGCCCAAATACTTTTACCGCCCGTTCTTCCGTATCGAATGGGGTATTTGACTTCTATACCAGTTTTTTCGTTGGCGGTTTTTCTAAATATAATTTTACACCAATGACCAAGAGCTTCCCCTTTACCGTTTGGTTGTGTTGATATCAAGTCTTTGTTAAATCTTGGCTGAAACTCTAGAATCCAATCGCTGTAATGAAGTGCTGCGTTACCGCCAGAAGCGTTTGTAATTTGTGGGTCACCTTTTTCGTATGGATTTATTTTTATATTGCTTCTCACCTGAGAAATCATGTAGCAAATGTGCCCTTTACTCGCAAAAGACAAAGCCATTCTTTTAAGGAAATCGGAAGTGAGCAACGAACCGCCCGCAACTTTTACGGCTTCATCAGAGCTTTTTTCTAGGTCGCCTCTTGGTACGAGAGCGTCCATAGAGTCAACGATAAACATGTATCGAGTATCGTTAGGGTTGTTGTGTACTAACTGCCTAATTAAATCAATTACAGACTCAAAAATATTACACTTATAAATAAAAAATCTGTCTGGATCAGTGTTTACCCCAGAGCGTTCAAGCATTTCTTCTGAAAGTCTGCCTTCTGATTTTATGTAGACAATCATAGAATTATCCATCTTCTGGAAATTTCTAGCGAAAGATAACGCGCAGGAAGTTTTGCCGCCTTCTGTAACCCCAGATGCTCTAATGACACCTGGTTTAATTCCTCCACCCATTTCGATATCAAGTTTTAAGCTTCCACTTGAAACCGTGTAATCTCTTTGTTCTTCAAAATTATAGTGATCAGATTGATTAGCTTTTAAATAAGCTTCAATTTGATCTAGGGCTGTAAAATTGCCAGCAGCTTCAGTTTTCTTTTTTCTCATTAATTTTTCCTTGTATATATTTTATATTCCCGTCTAATCTGTCTACTTCATCTTTGTCCGATTTAAATTCTTTTTTTAGAGATTCAAATATAGATTTTGATTCCTCAAGTAAAGTTGTATTTTTTAGCTGGGAGCCAATTCTTTCTAATGTTACCGCAAAGCAATCTCTTATTTGCCAATTATTTTCATAGTAATTATCTAGCTCCACTTGCCATGCGTCTGTTTCAATAGGGCATTTTAAATTTTTTAGTTTAAGTCCGTATTTAAAAGCTGATTCCCATTCTTGTTTATAATAATAATAATTAAAAATCCTAAATAAAGACTCTGCTCTGTCTTGCCTTAAATTGTAAGACTCTTTATAGCAATCTAGAGCCTCTTGGGCTAAATTTAATCTTTCGAATAATTGAGCTTTTAAGTGCAGAGTGTACCAGCGTTCACCGCTGTCTTGGAAAGACTCTAAGAATCTGTCGTAGTAGAATATACCCTTTTCTAAAAAGCTTTTCAACTGTTTTTTTCCGTATGGAAAGTATTTATAGCAATTTTCATTATTTAATGAGAATCCTGTATAATTGAAAGATTTGCATAAATAAAATAAATGATATCTTTCTTTTTCTAAAGAGCTACCATCTCTAAATCTTTCATGTAATTGATTTTCAAGTTTTAAAACATCTTGTATATATTTTATAGGATTTTCGTAGCTATTACCTTTGCCTATATTTACATGCTTAAAACCTATGGGCATGTTTTTAGGTTGATCGGGTTGCCTTCCGTCTTTTAAGTGGATAGTTTCATGAGCTACGTCATCAGCCCAGTACCAAGGTAAACCCCATTTCCACATCCACATTCTAGGAACACAATGATTACCAGATTGATAAATTATAGACCACGCTTCTTGGGATGGAATAATTGACCAGTCGAAATTCTCATCCACTGCAATACCTTCGTCTGCGTCTATCCTTAGAATGTAATCACACCCGTGGTCTGTGTTTTCTAAGAATTCCCATGAATGCTGTCTATTGATACCATGACCTTTCCAGCCGATTTTACTTTGGTAAAGTTTGCCTTCAATGCCGTGCTTTTCGAAAAAGTTTTTAATTATATCTTGGGTTCCATCGGTTGACCCATTATCTACAAGAACCCAATAGTCTATGTAGTCAACCGCTGTTTCGAGCATCTTTTCGATAACGGAAGCTTCGTTTTGAACGTGAGTCCAAAGACATATTTTTACTTTATTTTGTTTTTTTGCCATGCTTAAAAAAGTCTCCGTATCTTAAATCCTGTTTTTTGGTTTTGATTTCTTTATGAAAGGTATCAAGGTCTTCTACTGTTTTTTCCTTTTCTTTTGTTGAGAACTTAACCTTTTTGGATAGTTCATACTCATCTATAGCTTCTCTTAATTTTCTTAAACCATCTGATTTGTTGAAAAAGTTTAAAGAGTTTAAGTAAAAACCTAAATCTAGCTGTCTCCAGAAGTTAATATCAGGATATTGAAAGTATAGTAGCTTTGCGGCTTTGGTTTCTCTCGACCACTCTATATGGCAGAAATCGTTTGGATTTTTAATTAACTGCCAAATTAAAACTTGATATTTATTGCGTATGAACGGAGGTTTGCCTGTTTTAGATGATACGATTTTTCTGCCAACGCTAAATTGTTTTTCATCACTCATTCAAGTCATGTTGTATCATTTTTTTGACTAAATCGCAAAAAGAATTTTTAGGTTTCCATCCAAGTTCTTTCATTATTGGTTTTGAGTCACCAAGGAGAAGATCGACTTCCGCTGGTCTAAAAAAGTCTTTATTTATTTTTAATAAAGTCACTTGCTCGCCTTTTACGTTTAAGAGGAATTTTTCTTCTAGACCATCTCCGCTCCAAACCCCGTGTATTTCCGCGTAACCAAAGGCTTTTTCAACAAACTCTCTTATAGAGTGCGTTTCGCCGCTTGAGAGTATATAGTCTTTTGTGTTGTTTAAGTCTTGATTCAGCATAAGCCACACCCCTTCCATAAAGTCTTCGCTGTCGCTCCAATCTCTTTTAGCGTCTAGGTTACCTAACTCAAGTGGGGTAATTCTGCTTTGTCTACCAGATTCAAGATAAAACTGTATTTCTTTTTTGATTCTGGCTACATTTTTTGTTATCTTTCTGGTGACAAATTCTTCGCCGCGTTTAGTGCCTTCGTGATTGAAAAGTATCCCGTGAACCGCGTACATTCCATATGATTCTCTGTAAACTTTTACTAGGTGTCTTGCGGCAGCTTTAGATGCTCCGTAAGGGCTTCTGGGTTTAATTGGATGCATAATGTCTTGCGGCGAATAATCAACATCCCCCCATTCCTCGCTGCTCCCAGCGCTGTAAAACCTGCAATCTTTTTTAAATTTTTTAATTGACTCAAGACATCTTAAAACACCAACAGCGTTAGTATCCATTACTTGTAACGGCATGTCCCAGCTACAACCTACAAAAGAATTAGCTGCAAAATTAATAAAATAATCTGGTTGTATTTTTTTAACTAGATTATCAATGCTAATTTCATCAGTTAAATCCCCGTATACAAATTCAAAATTAGGATGATTTTCAAATTTTTTAGTGTTAATGAAATTAGGGTTAGCGCTTCTACGCATCATCCCGTAGACCTTGCAATTTAAATCACTTTTAAGCAGAAGGTATTCCGCCATATTTGAGCCGTCTTGGCCGAGTATACCTGTGATTATGACTTTTTTCATATTTTATTTAATTTAGTAAAAACTTGAGCGACTGCATCATCCATATCTAAATATTTATAAGTTGCCAGTCTACCAACAAAGATAACGTCGTTTAGTCTATCTGCAATTTTTTTATATTTTTTATATTTTTCTGGGTTGCTTCCGAAGGGTTTAGGGTAGAATGGTAAATTATTCTTGTCGTGCTCGCATGGGTATTCTCTAGAGATTACAGTTTGATTAAGTTTCTGCTTGTGCCAATGAGAATGGTCAACGCTTCTTGTCCAAGAGTTCCAATCATTACATTCGTTTAGTTGAAATAAATCTGGTCTCGGTTTAGCTGTTTCAAATTGTATTTTTAAAGACCTGTACTCTAGCCACCCATAACAATAGTCAAAAAACTCATCTATTTTACCAGTATAAATTAAAATATCATATTTTTTATTTTGGTAGTCTTTAGGTTTACAGTTTAAATTAACCTTAATTGAGTTGAGCATGTTTTTAAACATACTAGTGTACCCGTTCTCAGGTATACCTTGATAGGTATCTAAGTGGAAACATTCACTTGGGTCTTCTCTTTTATTGGGGAGTCTGCCGCTTATAGACTTTGGGAGCTCTTCCCAAGGTATTCCCCACATTTTTTCGCTATAATCTTTAAATATTAAATCTTGTATTTCTTCTGGAGTTTTGTATCCTATTATTTTTTCAGTTTCAGGAGAGTAAGGTATCGGAATTATCCCTTCTTTAGTGTTGGCTTTCGCCTTTAAGCAAACGTCATTAAATTTAGAGTATCTGTTTAAAAAGCTCCAAACATTTTCATTGTTTGTGTGAAATCCGTGCGGTCCGTATTTATGTACTCTCACACCTTCTACTTCGTGATCGTAGCAGTTCCCGCCAATGTGACTTCTAGTGTCAAATATCTCTACTTCATAACCTTTTTCTTTTAAAAGGATAGCGGATACTATACCGCTTATACCACAACCAACTACAATGGCCTTCATTTGTTTTTAGAAACCCAATCTTCCAGTCTAACGGAGGGCTTATAGCCTAAACGACTAGAAATCTTATGAATGTCAGCTAAGGTTTCTTGAGCTTCACCTAACCTTGGTGGCAGATACTCTACTTGCTCGCCAATCATTTTAGCTATTTCAAGAATCGAATGATTGCGCCCTGTCCCGACGTTGAAAACTTCACCTGATATTTTTGAGAGCTCTTCGGATTCCATAGCTAATATATTGGCATTTACGATATCACTCACATGGGTAAAATCTCTGCGCTGCTTTCCGTCTCCCACGATTGTCATTGGTTTATTTTCGTTTTTTTGTTTAATAAATAAGCCTAAAACTGGCGCATATCTGCCTTTAGTTGGTTGTCTTTCCCCGTAAACGTTGAAGTATCTGAACGTGATAGTGTTTAAACCCCATAAGGAGTAATATATTTTACATAAATCTTCTGCCGCGACCTTCGAGACGGAATACGGATTAAGGCAGTCTCTTGGCATATCCTCTCTTAATTCGCAGGGTTTGTTTAAGAGTTTGTAAGCTATACTGTAATTTTTTCTGCCATAAGCAGATGATGTACTAGAGTAAACAAATCTAGAGATATTATAATTTTTTGCAGCTTCAAGTATGTTACATGTGCCAACAAAGTTAGTCATGCAAGCATCTTGGGGTCTATTTAACGTGGGTTGAATTCTTGATTCAGCGGCTAAGTGGAATACGTAATTTATATCTTTAAAAAAATGCTCTATTTTGTTATAGTTTTTAATATCCTCATGTAGATAAATTGCACTTTTGTTAAAATAAAATTCTTCATTACACTCTGAGGATAGGTCGTCTATAACGTAGACTTGGTGACCTTTATCCACAAGATTGTCTACTAAATGGCTTCCAATGAATCCGCAGCCACCTGTTACTAATGATTTTTTCATAAAGAAGTTATAATTTTGTGTATCTCTTGATGCTTTTGCTTCATTACGTTTATCAACTCTTCTCCTTGAAGATTAAACCAAGGTTCGTAACTAGCGCCAAGCATTTCATTTGTGTGGACAATGCAATTCATCATTTTAGCTTCTACACAAATTCTACCGCACGTTTCTGGTACTTTAGACCAAAATACAACACCCTCGTTTAATGAAATCTTTTTTAAGAAATCGTTGTGATTTTTATCATAAACTAGCTCGTAGTCCAGCTTATTTTCTATGCAGAATTTTATCGCTTCGGGGACTCCTTTTTCTTTATATGGAGACTTAACTACAGAATAAACCTTCTTCTTTTCATTTTTAGAAAACTGACTCATTAACTCTAGCGTCTCGTTACTCCATAAATTTCCAGAAAAATTAATTATATTATTTACTTCAAGATTCTTTTTATGTATAGCGGCTTGAAAGCTGCTTTGGCATATTGTCGCTTTAGCCTTGTGGAATAGATAGGTGTTTATTAGCTCATGCTTAGGAACTAAAAAATCTTTGTATAAATTAGGCTGTGTATGGGCAACAAACTTGTAATCATGAGCGATTAAGCAATAATTTAAGTCGTAAAACCTCTCTAGTATACTAGGGTGGATATGAAAAAAATTTGAAAGTATGAAAAGTGAATCTTTTTCGTCATTCAGGAAGTTTTCGTTAATATATCTACTTCTTATCCTGAATACATCTTCACCTTTAGATTTGAGTATACTGTATAGTATCTCATCGCTTAATTCAGCACCCCCACTGTGAGTGCCTCCACCACCAACGGTGTCTTCAGCAAAAAAGTCCGCTACTAAAACATACCTCACCCGTATATTTTAACGGGTATTTGACTGAAAATCAATTAATTTCTGCCTGATAGGTGGTCTATTTTCTCTTCAAGCCTATCAAACCTATGATGAACAACTTTAACTAAATTGTCAAAATCGCTTTTCGAAACATACTTCTCAGGCATACTGAGGGCTAGGTCGTTTATTTTTTGCCTAGCTTCTTTTAAGTCTTCCTCGTGGTGTTCACGCAATTCTTCTATATGGCCAGCGTTAACGTTGGTTTTCTCCCAAATAACCTTGAGAATCCACCCACCGAAAAAGGATATTAAACCTATAGCTATGTTTACAAACGTCTGTAGATCGACTGAGCCTTCCATGTAATATTAATACACTTATTTTTTAAAAATCGTCCTCAAGAACTCCAGAATTTTGATAGTCTTTGACTTTTCTTTCAAAAAAGTTCGTCATTGCCCCAGTGTCTACCACTTCGGAAAGCCAAGGGAATGGGTTGTTATCGCTATCAAAGCGGTAGTCGATACCAATCCCTTCGAGTCTTCTGTTACCAATGTACTGCATGTAATCGACGAACATATCAGCGTTTAAACCTAAAATGCCGCGAGGAAGTACATCATGAGCGTAATTAATTTCAAGCTCTACAGCTTTCTTGATGTGGTCAACTGTTTCTTCTTCAAATTTCTTACTCCAAATAGTCGGGTATTGCTCTTTAATCGTGTTGATTAAGTAAGTACCGAACTGGATATGCAGACTTTCGTCTCTAAGCGTGTATTTAATTTGATCGTTCAGCCCTATTAACTTCTTTTGTCTTCCTAGAGCTAGAAGCATCGCGAAACCGCTAAAAAAGAATGTACCTTCGCAGACTATATAGTAAGTTACTAAGTTTCTTAAAAACTCTTTTTTTCCTTCTGCTGTTTTAGTGGTAAAATCGTTTCTATTTATATCGCTAGTAATCTCCATCAAGAAGTCGTCTTTGGCCTTGATGGATGGAATGTTGTTGTAAGCCTCATAAACCTCTGAAACTTTTAAATTAAAACTGTCGCAACATGTAACTACAGTCCAGTTATGCAGAGATTCTTCGTAAGCTTGTCTAAGTATGTATTGGCGGCACTCAGCGTCTGTCACCCATTTCGCGACAGTAAGAAGTAGATTATTGCCAACCAAGGACTCACTTCCAGCAAAAAAGCCAAGACATCTTTTAACGAGTAATTTTTCATCTTCAGTAAGTTCTTCACCCTTCCATTGGTCAACGTCATCGGTCATATTTATCTCGGACGGAGACCAGTTATTTGCTACACCTTTAAGGAATAAATCCCATGCGAACTGATGTTTATGGGGTAAAATTTGATTCACGCCCGCTATTTCTTCACCCAATAATAATCCACTTTTACTCATAATATTTTATACACTAATTTATACAATACTTATACAATTTATTGACAACTTTCACATGTCGGGTCAATGATCGAGCAAGCTTTTTGCTCTTGCGTTTCAGGAGCGCTCGATTTGGTTGTTTTTTCTATTTTACTTGCGCTTTTGTTTCTAAGGTAATAGGTGCTTTTAAGGCCTCTATCTTTAGCATGAAAGTAAAGATCGTTCAAATGCTTTAACGACGTTGAATTATTAAACAAATTAAGTGACTGACCCATGTCAATCCATTTTTGTCTAGCGGCAGCGCAATCAACTAAATTGAATTGATCTTGATCAAATGCGGTTTTGTAGTTTTCTTTTAGTTCCTCTGGGATAGTTGACGAATCTAATAGCGAAACGTCTCCATCTGCTGATTTAAGAGCCTCAATAAAAGGCTTGTTCCATATACCGAGTTTTTTGCATTTGTTAACGAACCATTCATTAGTGATAAATAGGTTGCCGCTTTTATTTTCGTAAACAAAGAAAGTCGAAAAATCTGGATCAATCGATGGCGAACACCCTTGGATATAAGAGATGGTTGCAGTAGGGGCGATAGCCATAGTATTGCTGTTTCTCATTCCGTTTTCAGAGATATGATCTCTCGCAGCGTTCCAATTCACTTCTGGACAATACTTTTTGCCTCTGTGTAAGATAGGTTTTTCATCAAGGTATTCCATTAATGACTTGTAAGTATCAATGGGTAAAACGCCTTTACTCCAAAGCGAACCCTCGTAGGTAGAGTAAGCGCCTTTTTCTTTCGCGATTTTACTTGAGTTTAAGATGCAATGATAAGAAATAAACTCATAAAGCTCATCTGAGAACTTAACAGCATCTTTTGACGAGTAGCTAATATTGTAAGCGTGAAAAACATCATGCCAACCCATTGAGCCAGCCCCGATAGGTCTGTGCTTTAAGTTTGATTTTTCGGCCTCTTGAGTTGGGTAAAAATTTAAGTCAATAACATTATCGAGCATTCTCATTTGAATGGCTATAGTCTCCGCAAGCAATTCAAAATCAAGAGTGTTATCTTCTTTGATGTGCTGGTTTAGGTTTACAGAGCTAAGGTTGCACACCGCAGTTTCTCCAACCTCTACCTTATCCCCTTCTTTAAATAACGAGGGTTTAGTGTGTAAGAAAATTTCGGTACATAGGTTTGAGCTATGAATCACACCTTCGTGTGAATTAGAGTATCTCATGTTTGAGTTATCTTTGAAGGTCATCCAAGGATGACCAGTTTCAAAAAGCACTCTCAGCATTCTTTTCCACAAATCTTTTGCTTTTACGATTTTAAAATTTTTCAACTCACCGTTATCAGCAAGCTTGCAGTATTTTTTATACTTCTTATCGAAGTTATCACCATACAATTCATGCAGATCGCGAACATCGGATGGGGAGAAAAGATACCAATCTTTGTCGCTTTTAACATACTCTAGGAAAAGGTTATTTAACCAGTTGGCTGTATTTAAATCATGGCAGCGTCTGCGTTCGTCTCCAGTGTTCTTTTTAAGATCGAGGAACTCTTCTATGTCTAGATGCCAAGGCTCCAAGTACGCGCACCCAGCACCTGGTCTTTTCCCGCCTTGGTTGACGGCAACCAAAAGGTCGTTGTAGATTTTAAGCCAAGGCACTAATCCGCTAGATGTTCCATTGGTACCCTTAATATGAGAACCAGAAGACCTAAAATTAGAAACATCAAACCCTAAGCCTCCAGCGTATTTAGATTTTCTAGCTTCCTGCCAAGCTCCGTCAAAAATTCCATCAATAGAATCGTCGAAAGTGTTCAGATAACAGCTAGAAAGCTGGCTACGATTACTACCACTGTTAAATAATGTCGGTGTCGAGCAGCACAATCTAAACTCCGAAAGGACATTATAGAACTCGATAGCTTTTTCGTTTTTATCTTCTTCGTTTATAGCGAGACCCATCGCTACTCTCATCCAGAAGGATTGAGGCGACTCCATAACTCTGCCGTTAACTTTATGGAAGTATCTATCATTTAATATTTGCAACCCAAGGTATTTAAACTTGAAATCTCTTTCAAGCTGTAATGATTCTGATAGCTTTTTTAAGTCAAAGTCTAGGAGCTTTTCATTAAGGATATTTTCCTTGATTAAAGATTTAATATTTTTAATAAAAGATAATCTGTACTGGCTATCGAATACATCCTTATCTACGCTAGAGCCAAAAACTTCTTTGTGAATATTTCCAAGTAGTAGTTTGGCTGCTACATACGAATAGTTTGGTTCTTTGTCCATTTTTTGCCTAGCGGACATAACTAGCGCTTTATCTATCTCTTTTGTTGTAATTTTATCGTAAAGTTGAACATGAGCATCTAAAACAACTTCACTGGCTGAAACACTGTCTAAATTATCGCAAGCTCTTTCGGCGCATTTATTGATTTTAGAAATATCGAGCTTTTCGAGTCTACCGTTTCTTTTCTTAACTTGTAAATCTGAGGAGTTCATTTATTAAATAGTTCGAGTATATTTACATTTTTTTTCTCTTAAAGAAAGTAAAATTTACAGAATAAGAAAAATACTTTTTCTGCAAATAAAAATTGTGTAGAGATGGTTAGATTTCTCTACCACCAGCGGGAATAACACCGTCCTCAAGCTTCATTAAGTGAGCTTTAGTATACCCTATTAGGTGAGTTTCGTGAAATTGAGATGGATAGTAATTTGCTATTCTTGCCAATTTGAATTTTACTGGGGTATTAATAAACTGAGCTTGTTGAGCCTTAGTGTAATACCAAAAACTGTTACTATTCCAAAATGAAACGTGAGTGGGGTCTTGAAATGCTCCTCTACCATCCGTGTTTGGCACGTTGATTAAAACCCACCCATTGGGAGCCAGACATCTATATAGCTCTTTCATTGTTTGAACTGGGTTTTTTAAATGTTCTAGCGCGTCCTGCATTCTGAAAACGCCAACGCTATTATCTTCGAATGGCCAATCGGGTTTATCTAGGTCGCACACTACGTCAACGTTTGGGTAGGGGTAAGCATCTACTCCAGAAAAGCCTTCAGCTTTGTATTGATGACAACAGAGGTCTAATTTTTTAAGATTGTTAATGTCGCTCCATTTCTTACAAAGGTCTTGAATGTATTTATCATGAAGCTCAACAGTTAAGTTTTGTATTTTTGCATTTTTCTCGCCGTAGCAAGTATTCTCTTCGTGTCTCCAGTAAATGTACAACGGTTTTTCTATGTGAAATACTTTACCTTCGATGTAAGTTCTGCAAAGAAGCTCGTGGTCATCCAGAATATCCATTTCCTCGTTGTGACCACCTATAGATTCGTAAAAAGACTTAGACCATACTCTTACGTGATTTGGAGCGTACCATATATAGCTAAACGTAAGAGGGGATGGACTAAAAGCTCTGGTTGCGGTCATACCAGTGCGTTCGCATTTATAGTATTTCCACCCAAACTCTTCTGAGTAAGGCGCTATAGATTCACCGCTTGACTCAACGATATCTATATCATCTGAGTAATAAAAATCAGCTTTATGTTGCTCGTGAGCTTTGTTAATCTCCTCTAGACAATCTGGGGAAAGTTCATCATCGTGATCTAATTCTAATAATAATTCGCCCTGAGATTTAGCGCAGCAGAATTTTTTGAGGGCTCCTATTTTGTCTGTATCACCATGCCATTTAAGTATTTTATAGGTAATACCTTTATCCATTAATTTGGCTTTTAGCTCTAAATCGGAATCTAGCGCGTCGTTATTAAGGCAGATTATCCATTCGAAATCTTTAAACGACTGATTCGCTACGCTTTCTATGGTGCGATCAATTCTTTTTAAGTTGTGAGAAGGCGTGAAAATAGAAAATTTCATACTTCTAATGTCCCGCCAGAGCTAGAGCGTTTATCGTTTTGATGTTTTAACCCTTTTCTTTTGTTGGAATAATTTTTGAAGAATTTTTGCTCAACTGGGTCTTTTCCATCTGCGCTTTTGGATTTTCTTTTTTCGCTTAACTCTTTAGATAAATCGAAAAGGTCACCGTATGTGCCCCCTGAGCCTTGAGTTTTAGCCATAAAGTCTTTCTCAGAGCCAGCGTCTATTCTAGTCATATTCGGTACACTTGCGTTTGGTACGGTAAAAACCCTGTTCCATTCTAATCCGTTTTCATCGGTATACTTATGTTCGTCTTTCACCCTCTGCTGGATTTCAATTACCTCTTGAGTGGTCGGGTTCTGGAAAATGTATATCGGCATTTTACCCTATAATGGATAGAAGTTTATCTAAAGTATTATCAAGTGAGAAGTCTTTTTGTATTTTTAACCCACTTTCATTAATCTTATTGGATTCAGTTTTCTTTATCGCCTCTTCACAAGCGGATATGAAATCATCCTCAGAAAAGTCATATATATTACCCTGATTGTAGGGTTGATTCGGTTTAAAGAATAAGCCATCGTAAGCTTCAATTTTTCCATTTGGCTGTACGAGTGTGCTATTTTCTTCGTTTGCCCATTCTTTATACCCATGCGCGTCAAGGATTACAGAGTGCTTCCCGATAGCCGTAGACTGAAACTCAGGTAAGCCCCAACCCTCCGCGCCAGACATACCTATAATGATGTCTCCAGAATTTAAGTAATCATTATAGAGTTCATTAGTTGGCATGTGACCAAGGAATTGTATATTAAAATAACTTTTACCGTCTAACGATCTTACGAAGTTTTGCTTATTTAATTGTTCGTTTAAGAATGGGTTGTAAAGCGAGCACTGTAGGTAATATTTCTTGTTATTACCAAATTTTTTACTCCAAGCTCTGATAATTTTTTCGTGGTGTTTTCTTTTTTCGAATTTACCAGAGAGGTTAAAAACGATCCTATCGTCATCGAAGTAATTTTTATTTAATTTTTTAAAATTAAAGCTATCAAAAGCAAGGGGGACGACTTCGCTTTCTACTCCGAACTGATCAAACACATCTTTAGTATAATTATTTGTAAAAATTAATTTATCACAATTTTTAGCAACATTTATCTCGTAGCTTGTTGGTTGATCTAACTCATAAAACGTAAAAAGATAGTGAGTTTTAGAAAAGGAATCCATCCCTTGATTAAGGTGCCAAAGCTTTAAGCATGGGGTATCTCTAGAGTGAGACTCGTGAGCTTTCCCGATGCATTGATTTACATAGCTAAAAAAAGCTTGATCCTGTTTTTGTGATGAAAAAGTAGGATTTTGCCCAATTACAAATACGTTTGGGTGTAAATCACGAGAAAAAAAGCCTCTTAGGAGCAGGGTTGATACCTGCCCAAAAGAGACTTCTCCTAATGGAGCATTAAAAGAGAAGCTCATGAATATCTTTTATAGGACATCAAGCTCTTCGTCTTCTTCTACGGCATCTTGAGTTTCAGTAGCTGAAGACTCTTTGCTCTTACCAGAGCTCTGAGGAGTTTCCGATAGGTACATTCTGTAATCTGGAGCTCTATCGTTTTTCTTGTCTTTATTAGCGAAAACAATAACTCTAGTTTTCTCAGAATCGATATCGTCGTTTTCCCCAGTCTCGATATGACCAGAAAGATATTTTGTGCCAGAGGCGCTCTTCTTTAACCAAAGAGCTCCGATCTCTCTGTCTTTCCAATCTCCGCCGTTATTAGTTTGATTTGAATCACTCATGCTTCGACTAAGTTATGTATTTTTTTAAAATATGTCAAGGTAGTTTTTTTAATTGTTTTAAAAAATCTTTTATCACACTATTTTTAAGCTTTAATTCTACAGACTCTAAATCTCCTTCAATGAACTCGCACTCGTAAGAAATGTCAGATAAACTTTTAAGTATTGGGTCGTACTTGATTTCATCTTCATTTGCGCCAGATTTTAAAACTCTCTGTGAATTAATAATTTTAAATTGAGATATATGAACTAAAATACCATTTAATTCATTTTTTAACCAAGATACTTCATCGTGATCGTATTCGCAGTATCTTATATCAGTAACGCAGCAAACTTGATTTTCTGTGTTTTGATTTCCTACATTACGTTCAAAAAAATAATTCTTTAATTTTGGGTCAACTTTGTCTATCCAGTATCTTCCTTTTGACATTTTTCTTTTAGCTCCTGCGTGAGAAACAAGGATTGGCCTTAAAAAATTTTTATCCTCTCTAGAGCATGTAGTGGGGTCGATGTTGAAGTGCTTTAAGCAGTGAGGCTTTATCTCCTCTTTAAGTTCATCACCTAATGAAAACCTTTGGCAGTCGAGTTCTTCTGACAGTAGTTTACAAAACAAATCTTTACCTGCTCCAGCTACCCCAGCTAATCCGATTATCTTCATTTTATTTTATCTGAATCTCCTACGTATTTCTTTCTACCAACATGACTCAAGTTTATGTCTGTGTCCAACCAAATCTCACCACCTATGTCTTTCCATCTTTTACAAAAGGTAAAATCTTCAGATAGGTACCTATTGTTATCTTCTGTGTCATGCATTGTGTCAAACAAACTGTAAAGATTTTCCTTTAATTTATTTTTGTAATTTTCATCTTGAATTCCCATGTATGACTCACAATCTAGATCAGTCTCATAATGGAGCTCTGGGTAGGCTTTTTTCATTTTTTCTATAACCTCTCTTTTGAAAAGTAAAAAACCAGTGCCAGTATCCCTTACAGATAGTAAATTTTCATATTTATTATGCTTTTCATTACTCATTCCATTTACAACATACTTGATAGGTTCAGTCTTTAGCGGGTAAGCCCCAGATAGAACTAACTCATCATACTTTAGCATTTTTATAACATCCATAGCGTCAAACTCTATGTCCGCGTCAATAAACATAAAGTTTTCAAAATCGGAAGCCATAAATGCTGAAACAAGATGATTCCTACCTCTTGTAATCAAGCTTTCATTACCCACTAACCTAACGTTTAAATTAATATTATTAATTAAACAAGCATGAGTCAAATTAAGCATACTTAATGTATACTCTTGTGTAACCATGCCGCCGTAGCATGGGGTAGCCACAAATAGTGAAGTAGGTTTATTTTTTTGTTCATTCATAATTTTTTATATATTCTAACGCTGAATGCTTTTCCAAGCACTATAGACACAAGTACCCCCCCCAGTAAGGGGGGCACTGTGCATATAGTCTTTAACGCCATGAAGCTTTTCCATAGCCCCTGTGTTGTTTATGCAGATGGGACATTCTGCGACAATATACTGGCGAAATAATTTTCGCTACCAGACTACCTTTAATAAGGCTGAAGGGACTGTACTCAAAAACTTCGATTACGTCTGATATACCACAATACGGCGGGCATTCCCACGGTAATTAACCGTGCGTCCTTTAAGTCTCATGTATATAATGAGAGGCTACCTTTTGACTTGGTAGCAAGCCAGCTACCACCCTACTTTACTTCGGTTGTCTCAGGAAACTCTACTGATTTCTCTCAGCGAGGTTAAAAGGGTTTAAACCTTTTGCTCTATAGTATTATTTTTTGACATTTAGTCAAGAGAATTTTGGTTTTGGTAACTCTCTAAAATTAATGATAAATTAAAAATATCTTTGTTAGTTATCTTAGATGGGTCAGACACATCCTTGTGGTCTTTAATTTCATCGCAAAATTTGTTTATAACCTCAGAAACCTTTAAGGCGGTCTCTGCATCTATTGTCACATCTTGCTCCAATGAATCTAACGGTTTATTTAATATGTATATATCTTTGCCGTGCATGTACCCTTTAGAAATAGCTTTCTGTTCAACGAGTTTATTCAACGCACACAGCAAGCAAGCCTTATCTTCTTCTTCGGATTCGGTAATTAAAACTACTTTTTTGAAGTCTCTTTCTAACTCAAAATAATCATTTTTTTCAAACCACTTATAAGCTTTAACACATGCTTCTAAAATTGTCATATATTAAACACTATCATTAAAATTTTTTTTTTCAAAAAATATTGACTACATTTAAAAAAGTATATATCTTCGAGGTAGATGACTACAAATACTAATACTAAAAGAGGTAGAAAGCCAGTGTTCTTGGATTGGCCCGATACAGAATTCACAGCTAAAGAAGTCGCATCAGTGATGCAAGGTAAGCTCTCCAGAGTGTCAGTGCACGCTAGAATAAACAAAGCCGTTGAATCTGGAGAAATCACCATCGTTAGGCAAAAGGGTGGAATGGGTAGACCTCAAAATGTTTACAAGAAAAGCTCGCTAGGTGGTTGAGAAAAGGCCATCTTGGGAGGAGTACGCCCTTGAGTTGGCTAAGGCCGCTAGTTCGAGAAGCGAAGACCCTTTTGTTAAAGTTGGAGCTTGCGCTCTCAATCATGAGAATATGGTTGTGGGCGTAGGCTACAACGGGTTACCTTCTGGCGTTGATCTTAAATGGGAGAACTTTAGTAGGGATGAACGTAGACCCCTGATGGTTCATGCAGAGGTGAATTGCCTGTCTTTGTGCAAAAAAAATCAAGTCAAGATTCTAGCCGTCACTCTAGCTCCCTGCTCTTATTGCGCTAATATGATATCGGCGTATGGTGTTAAGAAAGTGATTTATCAAGACGATTACGAGCAGAATGATCTAGACTTAATTAAAGGCATATTTGAATTTAATAATATAGAATTTATACAAATAAAGGAAAAGCCCAACGATCAGGCTTCTCTATCTGAAAAAAAGAAAGTAGAAATTCCAGACAATGATCCTTTCACAATTCGTTGATGTACTTTTTTTAAGCTTTTGTTGCGCTTCTGTATTATTTATTTGGTTAGAAACAAACGCTTTCTATGAATACGTTAGATATTTTAATTTAGGCGGTGTTTGGTCTTATAAGTATGAAGAATACAAAAAACAAAATAAGTTTTCACAAATAAATTTCCCAGCTTACCTTGCTTTAAGTCATGACTGCTTCTCTGTAAGGTTAATAACATGCTCCATTTGTCTTTCGTTTTGGTTGAACTTATTTTTAAATTTATTTATTTTTGAAATTGTCTATCTCCCTTTTACGTTTGTGCTATCTTTATCTGTTTACTATTTATTAACTATAATGAAGAATAAGCTTGAAAATGCTTGAGTTAGAAAAATACCAAATTAAAAATTTAATCTCGCTTAATGTAAGCATGTTCAGTGATTTTCCAGTTGCTGAAAATTTTGCCAACTCGTCAAAAGAAATTGAAAGTTTAGCTTATGTAAAATTAATTGAAGAGTTAGATAACAATAAAGAGCTTTACAATCTTATAGTTTCTTTAACTGGTTCTGACTTTAAACTTCAAAACAGCCCCCACTCTTTTGACAGTCCTTTTAGTTTAGCCAACTTTATAAATGAAAATAACATCCAAATATCAGAGGGCGAAAAAACTTGGATAAATACAATCACAACAATTCAGGAGTCTTTAGGCGGAGCCTGTTGTTCTGCGAAAAAGCAGCTATTAAAAGAAGCCGATTTGTGTTATGAAGACTTAGTAAATCAGTGTGATAGCGAATGGATTTTTGTTAAAAACATAAAAGAAGCTTTATCGACTGAGGGTTTAATTTTTTTAAATAATGGTAATCAAATAAAAACTGTTTAATGAATACTAAGATAGAATCAAATAAAAAAATGATTGGTAAAACCGTTACGGTTCTTAGCGCTGAAAGACCTTTTACTGGAATAGTGAACTCCGTAATAGACGAGGAAACTGTTTTGGTTAAATCTATAAAGAACGGAGAGTTAGTAAAGGCGAGTATTTTTGACATACGTTCTGTTTAAATGTGAGACACAAATTCCCTGCTGGCTCACTCGAATTTAATTTTACTTAGAAAAAACAATAAAAAAATCTGGCATGTTTGGTGCTCTATTGATTGCGTTATGTACAAATCAATATTTCTTAGAGACCCAATGGTGGACATGTTAAATCAAATAACCAACCAATTAAACGTGCACTATTTTGACTACAGCATAGAGGACTGTTCTGAAGATGAGGAGTCTTATAATTATAAAATTAATTTAGCTGGAACACATAAAAAAGACATAGATGTTTCAATCGAGCAAAACAATAAAGACGAAGATTTTTTAGTCGTTAAAAGCGGTAAATCTAAGAGAACTTATTTTATAAAAAAAGATTGCGACAAAAACTCTATTTCCGCTAAATATGAAAACGGGATTTTAAATATTCAGATAAATAAAAAAGAATCTGCTAAACCAATAAAAATAAATATTGACTAGCATTAAAAAAATAAATAGTATAAAAACTGTATGACAAATAGTAAAAAAAGTAAAAGAACCTCAAGTAGAGCCAAAACTAAGACAGTATCTAGAGCCTCAAAGGCGTTCACCGTAAATACTAACTACGCCAGAGTGGCGTTGGGTCTATTAGCGCTAAACGTTTTGTTCACTGGGTATGTTATCTTGAAGCTCACAAATCTAATTCCACTATCCTAACCCAACAAACATTAAGCCCCGCTTCGGCGGGGTTTTTTTGTTGATAAATTTCAAAAAATAAAACATAATCTTTTTAATGAGCTTCAAAATAGGAATCGTAGGCAATGGATACGTGGGTCGCGCAACTGGATTGTTAAAATCAGAAGGCATAGACTGTTTGTGGTACGACAAAGATGAAAATAGATGTTACCCAAAAGGTACAAAGCTTAAAGATTTAAAAGATTGCGATTTTGTTTTTGTAGCCGTGCCAACACCAATGAAAAAAAATGGCTCGTGCGACTTGTCTATTTTAAAAAACGTCATCAAGGATTGCCAAAAAAATGGAATACAAAAAAATAAAATAATCGTTAGGTCTACAGTTCCCGTAGGTACATGCGAATCTCTTGGCGTTAATTTTATGCCAGAGTTTTTAACCGAAAAAAACTGGGCAAAAGATTTCAAAGAAAATGACCACAGAATTTTTGGCATATGTAAAATAGATCAAAATGAAAATTTAGTTGAACAAATTTACGAATTAATTAAGCTTGCCACCAATAATGATGTGATATCCAATTGCATGGTAACGTTCACCTCAACAAGCAACGCCGAGTTAGTAAAGTACGGTAGAAATACTTTTCTAGCTACGAAGGTTTCTTTTTTTAATGAGATAGAAGAGTTTTGCTTGAAAAATAATTTAAATTTTCCAACGGTTAGAAAGCTGATAGCTTGCGATCCCAGAATAGGCGAGAGCCACAGCCAAGTACCAGGTAAAGACGGTAAAAGAGGTTACGGCGGGACTTGTTTTCCAAAGGATGTAAATTCTCTAGTTTTCCAAATGAAAAAATCTAAAGTCAAAAACTATATTTTGAAAGCTGCCAAAGAAAGAAACGAAAAACATGACAGACCAGATAAAGATTGGGAGAATGGTAAAGGTCGAGCGGTAAGTTATTAAAGTGTTTTTGTGTTGACTTATTTTTAAAATTGATTTATTTTAATTGAAACGGGTTAAAAGCCCACTAACGCCGAAAAGGCACAAACATTACATATCATGTCAGAAACATATTTAGAATCTTTCGAAAACACCGCTTCTAAAGGAAGTCGCTCGGTAAATAAAAATTACCACAATCAAACCAAAAGCCTACACGATCTTCTTTCTCAGGGTTGGGATATTCAAGAGAATGAGGAGTCAATTCCTTCAGGTTATAAAAATTTAGACGATTGCCTTGGTAGCGGGTTTACTTATGGGTATGTGTACTCTTTTCTAGGCAAAGATAACACCTCTAAAAGTTCATTCTTAATGAACCTAGTCAATCAAATGTGTAAAACAAATCTTGAAGAGGTTAAAGAAGAGTGGGTTAAAAAATACCCCAAATCTGGAGCAGCATACGCCTATGGCTGGCCAGAGAAAACATTAAAAAGTATTGTTGATTTTAAATGTAAGGACAGTTTAAAGGAATGGTCAAAAACACAAGCCGCCCAAAGTAGCCTTATTCTCGGAGCCTTTAACCACTGGCAGGTTTACCAGAAAAAAAATGTAAATTCTTTTATTTATTTTGATAAAGAATACACATCTGAGAGTTTCTATAAAAGATTTCTAAAAGGTTCAAAAAATATAAAAAAAGAAGCTCAAAACTTCTCGGAGAACTACCATAGTTTCTACCACAAACAATTCGATGAGCAACATCAATCTGGATGGTATTACAAGTGGATAAGTGAAGCTATTGATTCCTTGCCTAACCCAAATGTTAGAGTTTTATTTTTTGATGGAGTTCAATGTCCAGTTTTACTTAACGACTTAGGGAAGATCGCTAGAGATTATAACTGCGTTGTAATAACGACTTCTACGTTAGCTAAAGAGCCTGAGATAGCTGAAGCTTCAAAAATTGAAGTTGTTAATAATGCTTCTTTTGCGGCTATCCTAAAAAAAGAAAAATTCAATAAAGATTGGGATGCCATGAAATTGTTTGTGGTTAAGAATCGACATGAAAGCTCTTCTTCTTACAATAGAATGGTGGAATGCATTTCTGAAAGCGGAAAAACAGCACATAAAACTAACTTCTTGCTTTTTTCAAATTTGAAGCTTGACCCTAAAAAACCAAATGTAATGCTCTCAAATAATATTAAAGATCAAGGAAATCTTGAAGGGCTAGTGAGAAAAAATAACTCACACTTAAAAGATAAAAGTGTATTTACAAAGAGCTACAATCATATAATTAGCTCACATGAAAGGTAAATAAATGCCACTGCCATCCCCTAAAAAAGAACAGAGCAAAGACGAATTTATTAACTCCTGCATGGCTGACTCAACCATGCGGAAAGAGTTTACAAATCAAAGTCAAAGGGCGGCAGTGTGTTATTCTCAATACGATAGAGCTAAAAAGTCTAACGCTTCTATCGATTGGACTACTTACGCTTTAGAAAACTTCTCTAAAAGTAATAGTATTATAGTTTTTTAGTTTAGAATAACCCCTATAATATTCTCTTTTTTTATTTTACCACTCCAAGTGTTTGATCTATTATCGCCAACGACCCAATATTCATCTTGTTTTAGTGTATAATTAACATAACCAAAAGAATACTCGTCGTTTCTTTCTGAGAATTCGTCTTCGTAGAGTACATCATCTATAAATATTTGGCCATCAAAAGTTTTTATTTTTTCATTTGGCATTCCAATGATCCTTTTTACAAGTATCTCTTTGCCGCCATCATTTGAGAATGCTATCACATCTCCTCTACTTAATTTTATAATTTTGTGGCTAACTCTATTTACCAATACTTCCTCTCCGTCTGAGTAAGTGTCAAACATACTTTCTCCATCTATAGACAGCCAAAGAAAAGATAAGTGAAAAATAATACCCAATGCTAATATTAATATTAGTATTCTTGCATCTCTTACAAAAACATCTCTTCTTGATGCTTTACTTAAATTGATTTTCATTTCGTCTTTCATTTTTAACAAGTTTTTAGTGTATATATAGTTATGAAAAAGCTTAAAGTTTTAGGTACAGACATTATAGTTTACAAAAAAAAGGTTAAGATATACGACCCTGAAAACGTAGTTTCTGATGAATACGCTATTTTAATCCTTGAATATCTTCATGAGGAAGGTTTTATAAACGCTGATGTTGAAATACACTGTGAAATAATCAACGAGTAATACCTCTTAAACACTTTAATTGACCAATAATTAAATTAGTGTTTTCGCAGCGTATATATTCAGTTTTTACAGTCAAAGGGTAATTATAATCCGTATCTAACCTAACCCCTTCCTCTTTCCATTCTGGCTGTACAATTTCATCAACATAATCAAACCAGCCTTTTTTTGTTAAAAAATTATAATGTAAGTCAATTTTTTCTTTCTCAGATTCGAGTAAAACGTAATATTCTAGGTCTTTTTTTGCTACCATAGTTAAGAATCTAAAAAAAAGCCCTTCTGATGGCGGATCAGAGGATAATTCTGCGTTAATAATAAGATTCATACTGTATAATACACTTTAAAAGTGTATATTATTTAACATATGGAAATCGATTTATCTAAATATTTGGTGGAGGCTAAAGAGAAGAAGACTCTAAACAAGCCTTTTAGAACCCCTAATGGGCCTAAAAAGTTCTCGGTTTACGTTAAAAACGAAAAAGGAAATGTCGTAAAAGTAAACTTTGGTGATCCAAATATGGAAATTAAACGCGATGACCCAGATCGTAGAAAAAATTTCAGAGCAAGACATAACTGCGATAATCCTGGTCCTAAAACAAAAGCTCGATACTGGTCTTGTAAGATGTGGGAAGCTAAAAAATCTGTAACAGACTATACAAAAGGTTCTGAAGATTGGGACGGGGAAACTATTTATGACTTTGACCAGCTTTTAAGCGTTAACCCAGCTTTGGCCTTTGTCGAAGAAGAGATAACAGAAGACGATGATTGTAAGTGTGGTAACGGTTGCGGATGTTCAGATGAAGAAAGCGAAGCTGCGCTAACTGAGAAGCAAAAGAAGCTGCCACCCGCCCTGCAAAAAGCGATACTCAAAAAGCAGGGGAAAAACCCTGAGAAGGAAGACGAGGATAAAAAAGACGACAAGAAAGAAGAGGAAAATAAAAAAGACTCGAAAGACGACAAGCCAACCAAAGGCTTAACCGAGAAACAAAAAAAGCTTCCTATCGCCCTACAAAAAGCCATACTAAAAAAGCAGGGGAAAGCCTCAGAAGAAGAAAGCATGGAAGAAAAGTACGCTAGTCTTTGGGAAAACATCCACGAGAAAAGAAAAAGAATCAAAAGTGGTTCAGGAGAAAAAATGAGAAAGAAGGGGGAAGAAGGGGCTCCCACTCCAGAACAAATGAAAAAAGCCAAGGCCGATAGCGAAGATCATGAAGTTAGCATGGCTGAAGCCCAGCTTAGAAAAATTTCTAAATTATCAAGCGAACTAGCTGTAATGATGGCTGCAATGCCTGAAGATGCAAACATCATGGCTTGGGTTCAAGATAAAATCTCAAAAGCCGAACATTTTGTTGAAGCAGCTTATGATTACATGAGTTATAAAAACTCTGACGCTGAATACGAAGAGGTCAACTCTTCATACGGCATGAGCGAAGAAGAATACTCTGAAGTTATGACTCTAGAAGACGAGGTTAAATGTAAAGATCATTTAAACGAGTCCGATTTTGAATCTTCAGCAGCCAAGAGAAGAGGCCCGAAATCTGCCGCGCAAACCCCAGCGGCACCTAGCGAAAGAAGAAGAGGTTCTTCCAAAAACAAAAAAGGAAGTGCTGGTAAAAGTGGGCCAGCTATAACCTTTTCCGAAAAAACTACCCTCGCTTTAAGAAACAAAGTTAAAGAGCATAACTCTAAATACTCCAAGAAGGTAACACTTTCTCAGTTGAAAAAAGTTTATCGCAGAGGTGCTGGAGCCTTTTCTGGGTCACACAGACCAGGTCAAAGTCGAGGGTCTTGGGCTATGGCTCGCGTTAATATGTTTCTAAAGATGAAACGCGGCGGAAAAGTGAAGCAAAGTTACAGAGCGGCTGACGGAGATATTTAATAAAATAAAGTGTAATTATAATTAATGAAAAAAAACCTTGTCGATGATTTAAAAAACGTTTTTGAAGATAACGTGTCGGCTTATTGGGTTCCTTGGAGGACCGCGTTCTATAATTTTCAAGACTATATGGACGAGCTTTCTAAAAACAAAAAAATATCTGATAGAGAATTAATGGTAGAGTTAAATAGATGTTCTAGTTTACTTTTAAGAAAAAAAATAGACCCTAAAGGAATATCTACCAGCTTCTGCAACTGGAGATAAAAGCTTGACTTTACGGTAAAAAAGTCTCATAATACAAGAAAGCTAACAATTAGAACATTAAACTCAAGCTATGGAAGAAATAAAAAGCAAGCTTAAAAAAGAAGCAGAAATGCTTCACGATACCATCGGTTGGTGGAAGGCTGAAATGTTAAAAGTTATGTCTGAGTGTTCTAAAATGGAAGATAAAAATGCTTCAGGGGAATATTCTGTAGAAGAGTTCGAAATAGCTAAAGAAGATTTACAAAATAAACTTAAATACCTTCTATTAAAAGGCGAATGGGAGAACAGAGAACTCCAGTCTTTTCAAAATAAAGTTGATGTTCTAGAAAAATCTGGATTGAAATTAGGGATTAAAAATATTGGTTTTAAAATAGATAAAATAAAAGATATTGAAGACCAAGATTCTTAATGAAAGAAAACTTTAGATTTACAAACACTAAAGGCGCAGAGTACGAAATTGTTTTTCGAAAACCTCACAAAGCTTACGGTGAAATAGTAGATGGCTTGTGCTTAGACCCAAGCGAGCCTGATCCAAAAATTTATATTAACCCTTACCTTACTAAAAAGTCCGAGCTAAACACAAGCATTCATGAGATCGCTCATGCTTTCTTTTGGGATAAATCTGAGACTGACATAGCAAGATTTGCAGACGTATGCAGTAATTTTTTATATCAAAACGGATGGCGTTTACCAAAAAGACTTTTTAATTCTCCTGAGAGACGAAAAAATAAAAAAAAAGAGTGAAAACAGCTTACTTGTTTGATATAGACGGAACCCTAACTCCTCCTACGCAAAAAATGCAGGGGGATTTTATTTATAGTTTTTTAGACTGGTCAAAAAGTAAAGATTTTTTCTTGGTTGGCGGTAGTTCTAATAATTCTCTACTAAGGCAGCTACCTTCAAGCATTTTTTCTAGAGCTTGCGGTATTTTTTCCTCTATGGGTAATGAACTTAGAATTAAAAATAAATTAATATACAAAAGAGAATGGAAGCCTTCCGTAGAATTACTTTCTAAGCTTTTAGAGTGGCATATGAAATCCCCTTACCAACAAAAAGGTAAAAAATATATTGATAAAAGAGTGGGAATGATAAATTTCTCTATCGCGGGGAGAGACTCAAACGAAAACGAAAGAAAAAAATATTTCGAATGGGATAAAATCCATTCCGAAAGAGAAACTATAGCTAATGATTTATCTGAAGAATTCCCTAATTTAGATATAAGAATTGGAGGAATGATAAGTTTAGACATACAACCAAAAGGTTTTAACAAATCTCAAGCTGTGGATTGGGTAAGAGACTCTGGAATGTATAATAAAATTTATTATTTTGGTGATAAAGGCTTCGAGGGTGGCAATGATTACGACGCTAAAATAAATATAAATAATAATAATGACGGGAAATTTTTTGACGTAAAAGATTGTAATCACACCAAAAAGATTTTAGAATCCCTTCAATGACCTCAAAGAAGACTAAAATAGAGTTGGCTCTTCAGCTATCTAAAGACATACTTCATAAAGCTAAAGAAGAAGATTTGCAATTTAAAAAAAAGTGCATTTCAGAGGGCCAAGCTCAAAAAGCCAGCGGTGAAGGCTACATGGTTTATTTCATGCACGAGCTTGTTCAGCTTCTAGAGGATATAAATAACGAAGATGAGTAATTTACTTGAAAAAACCAAAACTTATCTTGTTGGGCATATGCAATATGCTGACGGTAAAGATTGGAGAAAACAAGTAGAAGATGAATTAGATCAACTTAATATTATTACATTTAATCCTTACCGTAAACCATTTGTTAAAGATGTAGAAGAAGATGACGGTGTTCGCCAAAAAATGGCTGAGAACATGAAAAATGGTTATTACGGCGATGTAGCTAAAAGAATGCACGTCATTAGAAATTATGATCTCAATTTAGTGGATAGATCAGATTTTATTATTGCTCATTTACTTCCAGATGTTGCAAGTTGGGGGAGCGCGGAAGAGCTTGTAACTGCGGTAAGAATGAAAAAGCCAATTTTCATTTCTATGGAAGGCGGTAAATCTAAAACACCTTTATGGATTCTAGGAATGCTTCCGCATAATTATATTTATGATAGCATTGATGAAGTTTTAGATATGATTAAAAAGATTGACTCTGGAGAAAAAAGTATAGATAGTGACCGCTGGAGGCTTTTAAGAAAGGAGTTAAGATAATGGCCCCAAAAAACCCAGAGGAGAGAAAGGCTTATAAAAGGGCTTGGTACGCAGCTAATAAGGATAAGGCAAAAGCTTATCGTGAGGCTAATAAAGAAAAGATAAAGGCTAAAGACAAGGCTTATTACGAAGCTAACAAGAATAAGGTGAAGGCTACGGTAAAAGCTTATCGTGAGGCTAATAAAGAAAAGATAAAGGCTAAAGACAAGGTTTATCGTGAAGCCAACAAAGAGAAGAAAATGGCTTATGAAAAAGCGTACTACGAGGCTAACAAAGAGAAGATAAAGGCTCGAAACAAAGCTTATCGTCAAGCCAACAAAGAGAAGTTGGCGGCTCGTGCGGCGGGTTATTACGGGGCTAACAAAAAAAAGATAGCGGCTTATGCAAAGATTTGGGATAAGGCTAACAAAGAGAAGGTAAAGGCTCAAAAAAAGATTTCGAACGAGGCTAATAAAGAGAAAATAAGGGCTTACAAAAAAGCCTACTACGAGGCCAACAAAGAGAAGATAAAGGCTCAACATAAGGCTTATGCTGACGCTAACAAAGAGAAAAGAAGGGCTTATAAAAAAGCTTATGGTGAGGCTAATAAAGAGAAAATAAGGGCTTACCAAGAGACCAATAAAGATCAGATAAAGGCTCGCAGAAAAGCTTACAACGCGGCCAATAAGGATAAGATAAAGGCTTACAACGACTCAAGAAAAGAACTCAAAAAAGCCCTCTACAAAGCTAACAAGGATAAGGTTAAGGCTAGGGTAAAAGCTTATAGAAAAAATAATAAAGCGGCTGTCCATTCCTTTGAAATGAAAAGGCGAGCGATAAAAAAACAAGCTATAATTCCTTCAACCGATTTTAAAATAATTAAAAAGCTTTACGAGAAAAGGGCTAAAATGTCGGAAAAATATAATGAACTGTATCACGTTGATCACATTATCGCTTTAAGTATTGGCGGTGCTCACCATCAAGATAATATGAGAGTGATTACAGCAAAAGAAAATACAGAGAAAGCTGCTGAATACATCCCCGAACTTGGCGGTGTTTGGGCCGATAACGATTTAGCGAGAGAAACTAAAAAGAAACTTGGAATAAAATGAACTGTAAAATAGTATTATTAAATTCAGATTCTAGATACCCCACCAAGTCTCATGTGACTGACGCGGGATATGATTTGTTTTCTACCGAAGATGTTCTTCTAAAACCTTCTCAGAGGAAAGTCGTAAAAACTGGAATTAAGCTTTCTATACCCGCTGGATTTTATGGAAGGATTGCGCCCAGAAGTGGACTAGCTGTAAAAAATGGCGTAGATGTTTTAGCTGGCGTAATAGATTCGGGCTATAATGGTGAAATCGGTGTAGTGCTAATAAACACTGATAAGTTTGAATCTGTAAGCTTACCAAAGTCTTCTCGAATCGCTCAATTAATTTTTGAAAAATGTGAAGACATGAATTTTGAAACAGTTTTATCTTTAGACGTTTCCGAAAGAGAAGCTGGAGGTTTCGGTAGCACGGGCAATTAACTCAGTGGTAGAGTGTCTCGTTTACACCGAGAAAGTCGGGGGTTCGAATCCCTCATTGCCTACCAATTTAAATGAAAAGCAATAAGTCAAATCAGAACGGAAAAGGTGATAAGCCAAGAAATTGTTTTTCTAAAAAATATAAAAAAAATTACGATTCAATAAACTGGGGGAAGAAAAAGTCAAAAAAGTTTGGAAAATAAAACCGACAAACAGCTTGTTTCGATGTGCAAAAGGGGTAACCGTGCTGCTTTTGACGAGCTTATTTGTAGAAATGAACATTACTTTAAATCGTGGATTCTTAAATATTGTAAAGGTAATGACTCTCTAGGGGAAGAAATATATTCTCAAACCCTTGTTAAGTCTTGGCAAAAAATTAATACCTTTAAAGGTAATTGCGCCTTCAAGACTTGGTTTTGCTCTATCGCAAACAGAAACTTCTTAGACGAGTACAGAAAAAATAAAAAATATGGATTTATTGAAGTAGAAAAGTGTATAAACTTATCAGGAGAGTTTAATAGAAGCGACAAGTATAATGACGGACACCAAGTTGAAGTAAATATAAATTACAACGAACAAAAAGAAAAATTACCTTATTCTAATATTGAAAGCTTGGAGTCCTTTAAAGAAAATAAACTTTTAATAGATAAAGTTTTAAGAAAGCTTAAACCCAACCACAGAGATGTGCTTAGGATGCACCATAGGGACGGAATGGAGTACAAAGACATTTCAAAAAAATTAAAAATTCCAGTGGGAACTGTTATGTCTAGATTGTATTACGCTAGGATTGAAGCTTTTAAAATAGTCAAAAAATATAAATACACAAAACAATAAAATGATACTACCTCACGACGCAGATAAAAACCCTCCCCCTGAAGACAGTAAAGCTTTTGGAGTGTTTGTGGTTTTTGTTGTAATCGTTTTAGGATTAGTAATTAGGTGTAGCGCTTGATTATTTTTTTATTTTAATTGCAATCCAACACACGCCAATCGCGGTGAAAATTTTACAAATCGTATCTATAGCAGCCATCATAATCGCGAGTTCATTCATATAATATTATACACTTATTTCTTAAATAATTATGATTTATTTACTATATGGTCAACCCGCTTCAGGTAAAACTACTTTAGGAAAGCTACTCGCAAAGCATCTTGAAACTCAGTTTGTTATTGATGGGGATAAGTTTAGAGAAATGTTTACAAATAATAATTATGGTAAGTCTGGACGCAAGGAGAATATAAAAAATGCAAATGCTGTTGCAACTTATCTAAATAAAAAACATAAAAATGTAATCATGTGCTTGGTTAATCCTTACCAAGATTTACGAGAGGAATTAAAAAATAATAATCAAGATGAAGTTATTGAGATATTTTTACAATCCACTAGAGATTTAAGAAAAGAATACCATGTAAAAGAATTTGAGTTGGGTGATCCAGACCACATTATTCTTACTGACGAGCCAGTAAAAAATACTTGGAAAGAATTAAAAATAATTCTCGACATTAATTAAAAATATAACTACTATTAAAAAGTAGTGAGTAAAGAATATTGCGATAAATGTGACTGCGAGGTTACCACCGAAAACTGTGCTATTACTATGCACTGTATCGCATGGGATGAGCCTTACTTCGGTCTATTGTCCTACAGAAGGTGCATTAACTGCTCACCTTCAAGAGCGCAGCACATCGTACATCCTGACTTTAAACCAGTGGTAGACGATAGACCTCAGTTTGACAAACGTAATCCAGAGGTTTTTCTCACCGAGGAAAAAGTAAAAGAGTTCGAGAAACGTTGGACTTTAGCGTGGCTAGTCTGCCAAAACGAAGAGCTTACCAAAGCCTATATAGATAAGCTTCGCGCCACTACAAAAATATAATAACAAAATAATTAAAAATGAACCGTAGAGACTTCCTAAAAACAATCCCACTAGCAGCAGCTTTAACTTCAACGTTAACTGCAAAAACTCAAGACAGTTTACCTGACGATTCAAAACATGCTTATCACGATTATTATGTAAACTGTTACGTTCAAAATCAACAATACTGGCCTTTAGAAATTTATAAAGATGGCGATTTTAAGAACGGAAAATTGTATTTCTCTAATTTTAAAGCGTGTTTAGAATTTATTAAGTATCATAGTTTAGTTACCCCATTCTATAATGAGGCTTTATACGAGGTGTTTCATGAAAAGTCGAAAAGTCTTGATATTCCCCCAAAACATATTTATAATTATTGGGTAAAGGTAAAAGATGGCGATCTACCAGACGAAATTGAATGGACTCATCCAGATTATAAATAAAAATTATGGAAAATAATATAACGACTCCACAAGAAGCAACTGAACACAGCACCATTGGTATTGTATCTTTGGTTGGAACTTTAGTATCAGCACTAATAGGTTTTTATGGGTTTTTTAAGGCTGCGTCACTTGGCTTCCATGCGGCACAAACCGCACAAACAACTGGAATCGAACCGCAGATTGATGACGCTACCGCTGCTAAAGTTGGTATGGTTATGCTTCTTGGCGGTCTTGGGGCGTTTGTGAGTGCTGTAGTTGCTGCGATTGCAATCATTAAAGACAAAGGCGTAAAAAAGATAAGCACAGCAATAGCCGCTTTGGTTATTTCTGGATTAGGAATCCTTGGGCTTATTTTCATTATGATATTAGGAGCTTTAGCTGGTTAAAATGAAAAACTATACAATACAAGAAAGATTCTTTATTTTCCTTGGCTTGATTTGCTTTGGAACTTGGTTCACAGGTTACTTCTACCATTACAAATGGGACAAGCAGATACAGCAGTCAATGTACAAGAGCGAAGAGATAGCACAAAAGCACTTAGCTCACTCCATGACTAAAAGTATGGCAATAGACCACTGGAAAGCCATGTACCTCGGTCAAAAGAACTTTTCTATAATGCTTGAGAAACAGGTCGATGTAATAAACGACTACTGGAGCAAAGAGAATTCCAAGTTAAGAGATGAGTTGTTTGATTTGAAAAATGTGAGCAATCCTCGCACTACTGACGCTATTATTTCTCCAGAAAAGTGAGGGTCATAAAGCCAAATAAAGAAGAGAAATTAATTATTATTATTTTATTATCTATTTCTTTTGGTCTTTTTGTGGGTGTGCTTTCCAAATGGGGTCATTGCGACAACCCAGACCATTTTACAAAAGAGGAAGTTGAAGCGATAGTTAGTGAAGCGTTGAAAGGTAATCAATGAAAAAAAGCGGCGGAGAAATCTGGAGAGAGGGTCAAGCTAAAATTAAAAAGCCGATTGAAAGTAAATTCGTAGAAAAAGATTGGGGACATGAAATCTGGATGGCTAATAATCGTGAAGAAAATTATTGCGGTAAAATATTAAAAATTTACGAAGGCTACAGGTCTTCCATGCATTATCATCTTAAAAAGCATGAGACTTTTTACATATTAAGCGGAGAGTTAAGGGTTGACCTAATTTATACAAAATCTGGTAACACAGGTTATAAGCTCCTTAAACAAGGAGATGTTATGGAAATTCAACGCGGTCAACCACACCAACTGATTGCCTACGATGGTAACGTGGAATTAGTCGAAACGAGTACCTTCCATGAGGATTCTGATAGTTACAGGGTTTGGAGATAAAAAATAGTGTAATATATAGTATGTCAAATCGCTTCTACCACAAAAGCAAAAAAAATAACCAATGGAAAGTGGACGTTGAAGAGTTTGACTCTGAAATAGAATCTGTAAATAAAAAGTTTATTTTTTTAGGCTCCTTATCTCTTATTAGCTTCGCGATTAATATTTATTTATTACTTAAAATCCATGAAAGAATTTGAAATAGATTTTACTGACCATATACGAGCTAGAAAAAGGATTCCTGAAAAAAGAAAAGATGGAACCACTAGACCAAAATCCGAACACTCTGATCTTTATACGGATGAAAATCCAAAAGGCACAATAAAAGGCTTAGGCTTTAAAGATGCTAAATCTGCTAGACAGAGTATTTCTATAATAGAAAAATCCAACAAGCCGCATAAACATAAAGTTCAAGCTACTATGGCTATGGAGCAGAGGTCTAGATTCGCAGCTAAAAACGCCAAAGACCCAGAAACTAAAAAAAGATTACTAGCTGCCAATAAAATATACAAAGTGTTTTTAGAAAAGTTAAAAAAGATAACTAAAAAGAATGAAAATTAAATTTTCGTTGACGTTTCTTCAAAAAAAATACACACTCACTTGAGTGACCTCCTTAGATTCTTTTGGTATCGTTAAAGAAGACGAAATATTTATAGACTCTCAAAACTGGGAGTATTTAAATAATATTTATGATATTGAAGATATTAAATTAGCAATCTCTGACGCTATCGGTAAAAATAATTTACCAATGCCCATGAGACAAATAAGCAAAGACGATGCGGCTTACGAGTTTAAAAAGCTTCTAGATTTAGACCACAAAGATATCATACAAACCGATTCAGAATGGTTCACTAGATACGAATACAAATCAAAGTATTTTTTTACTGATGTGGTTTTTTCTTGCTGTAACACTGGCAATAAAACCTCTGATTATTTTCAACAAGAGAATAGATGGATGTGTGATAGTATTACCGCACCAAGCCCCTATCGATCTTGGACTCAAGAAAAATTTAGGTTAACAATGCTTAAAGCTCTTTGGAGTTTAAAATTAAAACAAGTAACCTCTAAGGATTTAAGGAACTGTATAGCTCTAAGGAAGTACATAGCTAGTCAGTTCAGACCCTCAACAGCAAAAGCTGTATACAACCATTTTAAAGCTAAGAATGTTTTAGATTTTAGCTCTGGATGGGGAGACAGACTTTGCGGTTTTCTAGCTAGTGACGCTCAAAGCTATTTTGGTATTGACCCAAATTCTAAGCTTTTTCCTAAATATTATGAGATGATAGAATATTTACAAAAAGATAAACAAGTGCAACTAGTAAATGAGTGCGCTGAAGATGTAGACTTTAAAGGAAAAAAATTTGATTTAGTTTTCACTTCCCCTCCTTATTACACTCTAGAAAGATATACTCAAGAGGATAACCAGTCTTGGAAAAAGTATAAACAATTACAAGATTGGCTAGAAAATTTTTTATTCAAGTCTTTATCTAATTGTTGGGACGCTCTAGAAGATGGGGGCAAAATGGTGATAAATATCAGCGATGTTTACGCTAAACATACAGTAAATAAAATCTGCGATCCAATGAACGATTTTCTTGATTCTTTAAAAAATTCAAAGTATTGTGGTTGTATGGGATATCAAATGAGAAAAAGACCAAACTCTAAATCTTTAAAAGGCAAGCTTGGTAGATTCGCTGAACCAATGTGGGTGTGGAAAAAAACAAAATGAGAACATTTTTATTTAAAATTTTATTTAGACTAACTTGGTGGGTCGCGCCAAAAACAAAAAGAGTGCAAAGATTTTTCTCTCTGTATGTTGAATTTATAGATTTGGAGGACGCAAAGTTGGACTGCCAACATAGGCAAGACTACTTAAACAAACATACTCGCCCTCGTACAGAAACTTACGAGCACCTTACCTGTAAAAAACAAAGAGATGTTTACACAAAGCTCATGCCGCCGAGATTCAAGGAAACGGAACAGCCTAGAAGTCACTATTCAGATTACGATGAGGCAAAAGCTTATCATGAAAGTCAATGAATAAATTTCTCCTCAAACATGGTTACATAATTGCGTTTCTAATTTGCTTTGTATCTGGTGCACTTGTGGGTTCTTTTTACGAGAACAGAAGGACTCTAGATGTAATTGACAATTGCAAAGAAAAAGTAGAGAAATCAAATAAAGCCATCATCGCTTATCACAAAGGCTACACCACAAGCAAACAAAGTCTAAATAAAGCACTTAAACTGCTGAGAGAAGCCAAAGAGCTCCTTATTCGTAAAGAAAAAGAGCTACAAGATTTAAAACTTGAAAACCATAAACTGAAAAACCTTACTTAAAATGCACCCAAATTTAATCAAAGGTAGAGACCGTTATCAAGCTAAACGTAAGTGGAAACAGTCTGAATTAAAATTAATAAAAGATAATTACAAGAAGTATTCAGACGCGCAAATCAGTAAATTTTTATTGCCCCACAGAAGCACTAGAGCCGTGCAAACAGCCAGACTTGAAGCGGGCATAAGGAGAGGGCCACATAATCAAAGATGGGCTCCTGACGAAGTTGAGACGTTATTAAAAGTTTGGAAAGATTACGATCAACGTCAAATAAGCGAAAGATTTATACCAAATAAAACCCCAATCCAAGTTAACGCTAAGAAGCAAAGCATGAAGCTTCACAAGCCGCCAGTGTGGACTAACGAAGAGCGGGGGGTACTACTGGATCACGGCGCAGATTATTCTAGCGATGATCTTAGAAGAATGTTTTTTAAAAATAAAACTAATAATCAAATCGCTTGGATGAGAAAGCACTTAGGGGTTAGAAGAAAAGCGGTTAAAGATGCTTAAAAGACTTTGGCTAATTTGGGCTAGGACTGTAGATCACAGAATTGGAAAGACTGATGATGATAAACCAGATATTCCAATACTAACAAATAAAGATGCAGGATATAGCCTTCTAATAAGAACGCTGATTATAATAGTGAACTTGATAACTTGTTTCTTTATTATCGCAAATGTGATAAGACATTGGTAAAACTAATCTTTCCAAGTAACTTCAATTAAGTTTTCTTTAAAAAAATCTTTTACATAATTTAACGCGCTTTCTACCTGAAACTCTCTGCAAGTATAGATATCCACAGAGAAGAAACAAGGAGTTCTGTCGTCCCAAGCGTAGATATGCATACCGCTCTCTTTCCAGTGGACATAAGCGCACCAACCGTAATCTGGGTCGTAGTTGCAGAACGGGGCAGTAACTTCTGTCATGTTTAATACTTTTGTCATTTCCCTACAAAATCGATCCATTTCTTCTGCTTTAAATGGATTATGTAAAGTTCCTTCTATGACAAGTCTTTGCCTTTGAATATCTGGTGCTAAATTTTTATACATTTTTTATAACGTCGCTTTCAAGATATTTTTCGTAGTTTATAGTTAGCTCTTCTTGGTTTTTTATGTTTTTCAAAGGCCGAAAGGAGTCATCTTTTTCTACCCACTCGCAATTTGGTTGGTCTGAATGATTCAAGAAGTAAGATATGTTTATATTGTTTAAAGACGTAGTTGTGAAATAATGAGTTTTGCTTTCAATTAGGAAATCGCTCATCATTTTTAAAATGTCAGGAGCTAGATTAGAAATTTCTTTTTTGTTTATTTTTTTTATTTTTTTTAAGTCGCAAGAGCAGTCTGGGAATAAGTTCACACCTTTATCTATATCTACTATAGCAAAAACTCCAACGCCATGTATTTTTGATGGTTTAATCCTACAATAAGTAAAAGATAAAGAGTTAATTATTTCTTGTTTTGTCATATGCTTTTATGAAAGCTGGCATTAAAACCCTGTCAACCAAATAAAAAGAAAACATACTGTCGCTTTTAAAGTGAACGCCTTCTGCCATTCTAGAATCAGCAACCATCATGGCTCTTTTCAATAGCTCATCTTCATATTTTGGATACAAATAACTTAAAACTCTAGCTGCAAAATAAGCCGATAAAGTATGACCACTTGGATAAGACGGCGCATCTGCTGCACCGTGTTGAATTGTTTTATTGTAATTTAAATTAACGTTATAATATTCTGCTATTTGAAAAGGTCGCGGTCTATTAAAATGCATTTTAAGTTTCATCGCTAAAACTTCGACATCTCCTCCTGTTATGAAATTTAAAATTACTTTTGGAACTTCTTTGCCGCTTGCTTTTTTATAGTAATCTATTATAAACATAGCTGGCTCATCATCCATACTTTTAAGATTGGAAGTAAACTCTTTGGAGTGAGATCGCTCCATAAAATTTTTAACTTGCAGAAGTTCATTTTTGGTTTGTTGGCTAGAATTAGCGGGAGGGTAAAGCTCTAAAAGAGGCTTTATATTTATATCCATGTATTTAAAGTCTTTTTCAGCGACTTTTAAAAATACTTCTGGAGTTTTTTTATAGGTTAACTTATCTAAAGAGTTTGCCCCCTCTGAAGCTTGAGCGTTTATTTCCTCTGTAAAATCTATTTCAAATTCTTTCATTGATCGTTTCCAGTATTTACACTTATTTTTTTCTATCTTCTACTATCGATTTATAGTAGTCTTTTTGCCAAAAATCATAATAATTAGTGTTTTTTAATTTGTCAGAGTATTCGTTTAGTTCTGTTAGAGGTTGTATCAACAGTATTCCGTACTCTTTATTATTTGTTTCTACGTCTCCTATTTTGTTTACTTGATCAGGGTGATCCCATATCAGCCATAAATCTTTTGACTTAGCTTTTTCTTTATGTTTTTCACAAAACGACTCAAGCCATCTTTTATTAAACTTATTCGGACAACCATATATCATCCAAAGCATTGGGCGGCTTTGAGATTCTAAACATTTTATAGCGTCTGCTTGTAGGTCTTTAGATTCTATTATTACTGTTTTATCTAAAAATCTTTTAGCAAAGGGGCAGATTGCGTGACCACCAAGCTCTTTTCTTTTTAAACTGATATACTTTATATAATCTTCTATCATACCCTTTTTGATATTTCATTTGGGGAAAAGAAAAATTCTCCTGTGTATCTTTCTTCTAGTTGCCCTAAATCGTAAATTGTTTTTGTATCTGTGTCACTGGCGCACAAAGTTTTATAAGCTTCTTTGTCTTTAGACCACTCGCTACCAGTCCACCACTCAAACCCTTGGTACATTGACTTGTATATGCACATATTTTCATAGCCGCCCCCTAAATAAACATACTCTAAACCCTCGTTTATGCACATTTCTATTTCTTTTACGCAGCTATATTTCCCTAGAAATGTTTTTGGATTGTGGTAATCCCAACAAAATTGTATTGAAGTTGTTATATTAGCTTTTTCATAAACCCTGCAAAAAACGAAAGCGTGGAGCTCACCATTTTCTCTGTATTCTATAACTCTTTTATATTCTGGGTCTATCAGTAAATCGTTAAAAAACTCGTCATGAGTATAAAATTCTGAAAAAATTTCATCAGATTCTTTGTACTGATCGCTTTTCAATTTTATGTAATCACAATAAACCTTTCTTAATTCTTCAACGTCGCAATCTTTAAGCATCTTAACTTCTGACTTTATATCCTTACAAGGATTAGTCATTTTTCTTATTTTTTTATTATATTTTAATTCCGATACTTTTATTCTTGTTTGTCTGCTTTGGTACCAGATATCTTTATTCTTAGCACTTTCAAGTTTAGTCCAACCATTTTCTAAAGCGTATTGCTCTTCGTCTACTGAGATATTTTCTGCATAGGCACCGCAGTTTATTATGCCCATGACGTCAGACATTCTGCCATAAAAATGAGTAAAGAAAATATCCATAGCTATTATATTTTACACTTTTTTAATTTTTAAAAATAATTGACTTCAAATAAAAGTTAATTTATAATTTCGATTGTGACCAGCGAAATAAACCATTATTTAGAAGAAGCCCAAAAGTATAATCTTTTAGCGGAAGTAATTTTATCTGCCATAAATCACGCAAAAACAAATCCAGATTTACCCGCTGAAGTTATTATGGATATGGCGTGTGACGATTGGGATATTTAATGAGAGTCAAACTTATATCACTAACAAAACCAGAGGTTGAGGGGTTAAACGACCCTGAAGATATTGTTTCGTATTGCGCTAGGGTTTCAAATCCAAGCAATCAAATGAACACTGAAACTGCGCCTAAATTAATTAAATATTTAATTAAACATAAGCACTGGAGCCCCTTTGAACTCGCTAGTATGTGCGTTGAAATAACTACCAGCAGAGCTATCGCAGCGCAAATTTTAAGACATAGAAGTTTTAGTTTTCAAGAGTTTAGCCAAAGATACAGCAAAGCCACTGGGTTAGAGCCAATTGAACTTAGGTTCCCAGCGGAGAAAAATAGACAAAGTAGCAGTGACCCCCTGAATAAAGATCACAAAGCTTACGAATACGCTGAAGCTTCTCTTGAAGGTTCTTTAGCTGCATATGAAACTCTTATACGAATGGGAGTCGCAAAAGAAACTGCTAGAGGGGTCTTACCTTTAAACACTAAAACCACTATGTATATGAACGGAACATTAAGAAGTTGGGTTCACTACATTGATCTTAGGTCTGCCGAAGACACTCAAAAAGAGCATAGAGAAATAGCTGAAGAAATTAAAAAGATATTCGTTGATAAGTTTCCCAATATAAGTGAAGCACTTAATTGGAAATAAGTGTTGACTTAAATTAAAAAATGCATACAATAGAAAACATGAAGAGCGAAATATATAGGGCACTAGAGCTAAAGTACCTTGCTCAACAGCAAGAGGCGGTAGCTATTTTGGAGGTTTATTTCAATCGACCAGCGGGTATTGGTGAACACCCGCAAATTATTGAAGAAATGGATAAACAAGTTGCGCTTGCCGCTGACGCGGAAGATAAGCTTGACTATCTTAAAAATCATTTTGCAGAATATAAAAACGATTTAGATTAATTATGAAAAAATTAGATGTTGTATATCTCGTAGCAAGTATCGCAAGCTTAACCGCCAGTGTATTACTATGGTTCGGCGGATCGAAAGAAGCGGGTATTTATGTTGGCCTGTGGGTTCCAAGTATTTTAGGTTTCTGGAATGTACACAAAGTAATTAGCAAAGATTAATGAACGTAATAGCGAAATATATCCCCAAGAAAAAGTCCATACAAATAAAGGGCTTTAAAGAGGGGTACGCTAGAAATAAAAAGCAAAGACTAAAAAAGAGTCACGCTTTTAGTATGACGCTCGAACGCATTGAAAAGGGCGGTTGGATTAAAGGTGCGGTAGATTTAAGTGAGATTAATAGCTTGGAGCAAAAGAAGTCCCCAAGGCCAAAGTGGAAGCAGAGAGTAGAATTAGTACCCTCCTGTAAAGAAAAGGCAGCACATTTTGTTGACTTTAAAACTAAGGAGCCTGTTAAGAGAAGTTTTGGCGAAAGACTCTTTTTAGAAGGTTCAAAGATTTTCGTACTATGAATAAAAAAGAAGAGTTAAATTTGCTTCAAGGAAATAAGCTAAGAGATTTGGGTATTAAGCAATCGCTTGAAAACGCTGAAAACAATAACGAGTCTTGGGGAGAACGTGCGTATTCTTTCTTATTGCAGTACGCAAAAACAAATAATACATTTCTGGCTGAAGATGTAAGGGTTGCTGCTGAAGGGGTAATTCCTGAGCCGCCAAGTAAAAGGGCATGGGGGGCTATTTTTGTAAGGGGAAGAAAAAATAATTTAATAACCCCAATTGGATTTAGTAGCGTAAAAAATCCAAAAGCGCATAGAACTCCCGCTACATTGTGGGAAGTGGTGTAGTTGTAATAATTTGTTCTTTAAAATAATTTTGCTGCTCGACGGAGCGGCAAAGGGTATGACGGAATTAAGCTGCTGTTGTGGCAGTTAACGTGCAATGCTCATTGACAGGACTCACCAAGTCTGGGGGTCGATGAGGGTTGGCTCAAAGTAAGGTTTTGACTTGAAAACTCAAGCTACAACCCTGAAACGATGGAGGTATATGAGAGTCTCTCCTACCCATTAATTTCTAAAATGGAAACAGAAATATTATCTCAATTAAAAAGCATTAAATATTTATTAGCAATAATTTGCGTTTACGTCATTATTAATGATATATTTAAACGCAGTGCTTGAAATAATCCTCATAGATTCAGAATCACGAAAAAGAGCTATAAAATGCTCGGCTTGTGATTTATCTTATTCGGCTAAAGATTATAAACTATTATTTGATAGTAAAAAACTTCTTTATTTTAAATTTAAAGCACCAAAAACAAAGTCTTATAAAAATTTTTGCCACTACTGTATGGTGGATCATTTATACAAAAACTTCCCTTTCGAAGACGAGCTTCCCGTAAAACTTATTACTTCTAAATATGAATACGTTTGCAAGCTCTATTACTCTGATGATTCTGATGATACTTTCGGGCTATCCGATAATTTATTTAAGAAATAATTTTATATTGACTAAAAGTCAAATATTTAGTATACAAAATTATGCCATCTGAAGAATCTTACCTTTTAAATATTTATTACGAAGAGAGTTCTAAATATCCTTTATTGTCACGAAAAGAGGAGATCGAACTGTTTGAGCGGATGCTAAAATGGTCTAAAAATAAGAAACGTTGTAGCACCATTGCAAGGAAAGAAGGTAAAGAAGCAAAAGAAACTTTAATTAATTCAAACCTAAGATTAGTAATAAAAATAGCTAAAGATTTCAATTCTCTTGGCTTAGAATTGCAAGACTTAATTTCTGAGGGCAACCTTGGCTTGGTGAAAGCCGTTGAGAACTTTAAACCTAATGTTGGAGCTAAATTTTCTACTTACGCAGCTTTCTGGATAAAGCAAAAAATTAGAAGGGCTTTATCAAACCAAGGGAGAACAATTAGAATTCCAACGGGTTCTATCCAACAGAAATTAAATATAATAAAATTTAAAGAGCAGTATAAAGAAAAATATGATTGTTATCCATCTATCAAGGAAATATCTAAAAAAGTTGGCGTATCAGTTGATAGAGTAAAATTATTAAACGAAAGCTCGCTACAAATACCATCTTTAAATTCTTTAATATCAGACCCAGAAGGGGATGAAAAAGAATTGATGGATATCATAGAGGACAAAAGTAATCAACCACCCGATGAAGCTTATGTTTATAAAAACAATTCAAAAGTATTATACGAATGCTTGAGCAAGCTATCTTCCCGCGAAAGATATATTATATCAAAAAGGCAAGCTTTAGACTGTGATAAACGTCAAACTCTTGAATCCATTGGCGATAAATTCGGTGTAACTAGAGAAAGAATTAGGCAGATCGAAACAATTGCAATGGCTAAACTTAAAGATTTGGTTTGTCAAAGGATGAAATAATGTCTTTTAAAGTAATTTCACAAAAAGGCTGCAATGCATTAAAAAATAAAAGGCTTGATGGTTTATATAAAATGTCCAAGTACCAGTGGCAGGGTACATTAAATGACGGCGAATTATTTATATTAATTGAATATAAATTGGGCGCAGTGCAAGTCGATCTTCAGGACTTAGAAATATACCTAAAAAAAGGGCTAAAAACTATCGCAATTAGTCTCGAAAAAGATAATAATATTTACGATATTTGTGATTTCTTAAAGTTCAAATATAAGCGTGAAAATATTGTTGATTAACTTGTTTTTTAAGTGTAAATAATAGTATAACGAGGCAAGCTCTGTAGGAGCAAACTCAGGGAGGTTATCCCGAAGATAAGCAACTAGGCTGTCACAAATCTTGCCCCTTTTTCATAGGGGTATTTTTTTCTCTTGACCTAACTTAAAAAAGTCCGTAGTATCATTTTTATGACGAGCGGATTTGAAATTCAAAAAAGAATTATCCAAGCAGGTACTCATCCCGCTGACGAGTGTTGGTTTATAACAAGCGACAATGGTCGCATGGTTGAACAAGGCCCATATACTTCCGTTGAGGATGCCCTGCATGATACAAGGCAAAAAGATTACGATGAAAGGTCTACTGATGTTCAGTTAACTTTTAACATGGTAATAAACAACAAAATCATTGACTACACAAGAGGATAAAAATGACACTCGAAGATTTAAAGTATTACGAAGATAAAATGGACACCATCATTTGCGAACTATATGAAAGGTACGATTGGAAAGCTTCCGATACTGGAAACCTTCCGCCTTGGTTGGTGAAGATGAGCAAAGCTCATTCTGAGATGCAAAACTACATGGAAGAATACTTGGAGGAGAAATAATGGTTATGAGCAACAAAGAAGCACTTGAGATTGTATTAGAGTTAGCCAACGCGCACCCTGCCGTTGACGCAGGAGTTGATGACCACGGACATGGGTTGACAATCAAAGAGAAGATAGCGTTGGATCAAATGAAAGATTATTACAACGATACAATGGAGGACTAAATTATGGGATACAAAATATCAGACCTAAAGCAAGATTTGAAAGACTCTATTTACAACTATTTTAACACGCACGGACACATATCGGCAAAAGATGTTGCGGTTTTAACGGATAGTCTTTGCGATGACTTCGCTGAAGATTTATGCGACAGAGTAGATCAAGAATTT